CTGCTTTGTTACGTGATTTACCATGTGATCTCGACCAAATCCGCCGAATGCTCCGACAGCCGTCAATATTTGGTCAGGTATTCCAGCGCAGGCATTCACGCAGTCGACGATTCGGCGGGCGTTGGCTTTGCCGATGTTCATGGCAACCGTTACATCGCCGGGCCATCCATCCGGCCCTTTTGCATCTATATCATTGCACTCGTTGTCGCCTCGATTTACGACTTTCCACGGCTCTTTCGTATGGCCCATGTCATTGGCTCCCGGTGCTGCCGAACCCGCCGTCGCCGCGCTCGGTGTCATCCATAAGTCTGGCGCCGATGATCTCGAAGTATCGATCGAGAAATTCGGCCATTGCTTGGAACGGCGCCAGTGGAACAATGCGTTCAGAAACTGGAGTCACGTTGGCGATCAGCGCCCACTCATCATCATGCGGCGCCATCAGGTCGCGCTGCTCGGTAGCCAGCATGACCAAATCGGCCGCCTTTACGCTGGGTGGCAAGCTGGAAATTCCGAACCTGGAAAGCACAGCGGCCTCAACACGCTTCTCGATTTCCTTGTAGTCTGGCAGCAACTGCTTCAACGGGCGGGCAACGTCGCCAATGAAGGCTTCGGCAGCATCGTGAAGAAGGCCGGCCATGGCGTCCTCTGGCGGCACGATCTTGGAAACCATGACCGAGTGCTGGGCCACCGAGTAGAAGCGGCTGGTATGGCCCGCAAAGCGGCATACGTGCGACAGCGCGTGCGCTATGTCTTCAATGCCGAAGGTGCTGTTCTGCGGTTGCAGAAAGTCGAAGTAGTTGCCCGACACCGTAAGGATGTCGGGGCGAATGCTGTGTCTCATACTGCTTTCTTCCCAAAAGTGGCGAGAACTTCGCCGTCGTGTTCCAGGGTGATCGTGGCGCCGTCAGCCTTGGCCATATCGTCAAGATTGCGCATCGCCTGGTGGGCGGCCTTCATGGCGTCTGTCGTGACCAGCACCTTGCGGCTTCCGCTGCTATCCATCTTGCTGACGATGCCGCCGCGTTCCATGTCTTCGATCAACCGGGCAGCGCGGTTGTAGCCGATGCGCAGATGTCTCTGGACGAATGAAATGGAAGCGCGCTGGTTCTTGATGACGATGGCCGCGGCCTCCATGTAGAGCTCGTCGTCGTTGTCCTCCGGCTGGGCCGTATTGTTGGCGGTCGTCAGCAGACCAGCCTCCGGTTCAACGAGGCCGCCCAATTCGTTGATCAGGAAGTTGTAGGTGCCGACCAGTTCGCCGACCATCAGCGTCACATCGGCCTCGAAAGCCTGCGCGACGCTATCGGCTTCCTGATCCTGGTGGCGCTTGTCAGCCTGCATCAGTTCCAGCGCGACCAGTTGCTTCAAGTGCAGGCTGTCGTCGACCTTGAAGGACAAACGGTCATCCCGCGTGACGCCGATCTTGCGCGGTACATAGCCTTCCGAAATGCGGCGGCGCATGTCGGACTCGTCGAGGTTTGTCCGCTTGTAGGCGATGGCCGGCTTGCCGGGTTCGGCCTTTTCCAGTTCAACGAAGTCGTCGACGGTCAGGCCCGGCGGCGTTTCGCCAAGCAGCCACCGGATCATTTCGCCGGTGATCCGCTTTTCGGTCTGAATCAGAGTGAGCGGCAGCGCATCCAGCGTATGGCGCAGGGCATCGACCATCATGTCGGCGCGAGCCGGGCTGCTGGTATCAACGAGGAAGAACTGGCCGGCAAAGACGCCCAGCGTGCGGCGCTTTTGGGTGAAGGCCTTGGGCAGCAGCTCCTCGGTGACGCGCTCCTTGATCTCGCGCAGTTGCTTGCGGCCGGGCTTGTAGCCCTGCAGCTTCTCAAGATCGATGGCGCGCTGCTCGACTTCTTCGGCGACGACCGAACCCGGCAGCAGGTGGTCTTCGGTTTCCAGGCAGATCAGCGTGTGGCCGGCGACGTGGTGCGCCAGTTCGGCGGTCGAGTGGGGGCACGGGGCAGCGAAGCCCACGGTGCGGCCTTCGTTTGCCGAACAGGGGCGAGCCGGGTAACGGGCCAGCATTTCCGGGTCGAGGCGGAAGCCGGGGGTAACTAGGTAGCAAACTGTGTTTTTGAACATTGATTTTCTTGATCCTGTCATATTGGGTGGGGTGCTAACGGTGTGTGGGAGATCTGGAGATCGTCCGCTTTCCCCCGTTGATGGGTGACAGGCAGGCAGCCGCGTTCTGGTGATCGAGATCTCCCTTGGCCTGCCTGTCGAAAGTCATTTGTTCCAGGCCTTCCATAGCATTTTGAGCAAGCGCTTTTCCATGTACCGCTTCGCGTCGTTGTGGATGTGCGCTTTGGTCTTTTCCGGGTGGCGCGCGGCGTAGTCGGCTTTGCGGTCGAGATAAACCTGGCCGAGATAGCCGAGCGAATAAGAGTCGCCGACCTTATTTCCGTCCTCGTCCTTGTTATTTCGGACTTGGGCCTTGATGATGGTTTCGCCAATGTTCCACATGGCCGACCGGCGCGACGGGTTATAGCCGTGGTCGAGCGCCTTGCCTTTGTCGGACTGCTTGGACTGGCGAACGCCATCAATCACAGCCATGCCCATGCGCTTCCATAGCCGAGACACGGTGCCGTAGTTGGCGATGTCGCCAGCCTCCCCGACGATGTTGGCGAGTTGAGTAGGCGAAAAGCCGCGAACCTCGGTGATGAATGCTTCGATGTCGAGGGAAGCGACGGCGGTTGCCATCTTCTTTTCAATGGTGTGCTTTTGCTTGTCGAAACCGGATTGCTCGATGACATTGAGCAGGTAGCCGGCGCTGTCGAAGACGATGGCAGCTTCCGGGTTGCCTGCTTTCAGGTCGTCCAGTAGTCGATCACCAGCCTTCTTCGCGGCGGCACGCTGCTTCTCGGGAAGGAAGGTGTTGTATCCGACCGCGTGCCGGCAGATCGACGTGACTTGCCGCGTCAGGTTGCCATGCGCCCGGATGATGTCGTTGCGCTGCTTGTAGAGCGTCTTGATCCGGGCGATGGTGTCGGCATCGCGGTGGCGTGGGGTGACGACTTCGGCACCGATCTTTTGGTTTTCAGCGACCACCTGGCCGTCGTCGTCGAAACTGTTGGACGCATCAAACATGCTGGCATCCTCCGAGTTGGGTGGAGTCGGCACGGCGTTGCTGGGTAACAGTTCGCTGATGGCCTTCTCCGGAAAGGGGTTGAACGCTGGAAAGCGCACCATGGTTTGCATTCTCAATTTGTCCGGCGTTCAGGGAAGGGGTGAACCCGTTGGCATGGTTGCGCTGGTTGAAAACTTTTCCATGGCCAACGAGTTCTTGAAGGGGGGCAGCGGCAGTGGTAACTTGGGAATCAACCGGGAATTGGCCGTCGACCGTAAGAGGGTGATGGGCAGGCAAGGCGTGTTCTGGTGACATATAGGACATGGCCCGCCCATCGAAAAGAGGTGCGGTGTTGTCACTTCTCATTTGGTTTTCAGGAGAAGGATGGACATCCCCGCGAGAAAGGAGGGCGCCGGCATTGCTGCTCTGGTTTTCAGCCCGTCTTTGGCCTGCGCTCGAAACTTGGTTGTTCATGGATTGCTCCTTGTAGGGTGTGCGCTGCGCACTTAACCATTGGTTGTCATATCGACCCTGGCGCAGCGCACGAAAACCGGACAACTCGGCAGCCCTATCGCGTTGCGTCTGCAACCATGCGGCAGCGCGGTAGTTGGCGCACTCCTTGTTGACCAGATCGCGGACGGCTGCATTGAGCAAGTCATCGCACACCAGTTTGTAGAGCGCGCTGTCCTTGTAGATCAGATCAATCGCCAGCGATGCCGCTTGTTCTCGATCATTCGTCTGCTTGAAGCAGTCGCTGATGACATCGGAAATCGTTGGTGGCTTCATAGGTGCATTCATGGTGTTTTTCTCGCTGGTTGGTTTCTGATTGCTCTGTCTGCTATACGGAACCGGGCCGGATTGGTTGTCGACCGCAGCTTCCTTTCTGTGAAAGTAAGCCCGACCCGGTTTCGTGTAGCGTTTGGTGGGGAACCCGCAGGCATTCCGATTGCCGGCATTTCTCTACTGGCTCTGAACCAGTTCGACTGCTGACCGCCGCTTGCTGCATCGCTGCGCTGGTATCCGGCTGCACACGTCTAGGGCCGTGCCCCGGTTCCCCATTGATCGTTACGCCTGCCCGGCAGATTCAAGACCACGCAGGAATTCATCGTCTTGGTCGATTGTTTTTTCTCCAAGAATCTCTCCGGTTTCGCTGTCGACCGAAGATTCGTGGTCGTTATCAACCTCCTGCGAAACGCCATCGATCACGAATCCGTTTTCCTGGCTCAAACCAGCTTCGGCGGCTTCATCAAGTCCGACTGCGCGCTGAATTTCGATACTCACCGGCAGGTACTTAAACAGTCGACGTATGGCCGTTTTCTTTGCCATTTCGGTGAAGTGGGCAATCCACGGCGTATCGGTTCGATTGAACCGGATGGCTGTTTTGTAGCCTTGGCTGGCATTGCGGATTTCTTCGACCTGGGCGCGGGTGAGCACCTCAAATTGCGTTCCACCATCTTTCAGGCGGGCAACTGCATAAACGTGCGTCAGTTCGCCGCGCGCCCCTTCTGCCGGGATATGTTCAATCGTTTCCTCGATGCCGTAGCAGTAACGGAATTTGTCATTCTGGCAAACGCCTCGGGCGCTGATGCTGACGATCTGGCCGGAGCGGCGGGCTAGATCAAGCATTCCGCGATAGCCAACGATGAACTGTACGTCCGTCGTGCCGCGTTTCTTGTTCTCAAACGGGATCAGGTAGGCATGCCCCATGGTTCCGCCCGGCTCAAGGCCAAGCTGCGAGCACTGGATAACTGCACCGAATAGCGTAGCCGGGTCGCATTTCATCAGCTCCGGGGTTTTACGAAATTCGGTCAATGCAATTCGTGCCATTCGATCAGCGGTCATGTGCTTCGGCAGAGCCCGCTGAATCTCGTTCTTGTATGTTTCCATGAAGCCGTGAATGGTGGTCGGCTTGGCCGTAACGGCGGCGGTCGACTTGCCTTGAATGGCGTTTTTCACTGCCTCGGTGCGTGTTGTAGAGGTCATTATTTTTCATCCTTGATCAGAAAGCGCCGGCTGCCCGGCTGGGTGGTGGTGTTGTTGTCGAACAGTTCTTGCGTGTAGCCGAGTTGGCTGGCGATTGCTCGCCAGTCGGTTTTGGTACTTGGCCGGGCACTCTTCCAGGTGGCCAGCGTCTCGCCGTTCAGCGTCAGCGCTTCGGCGTCTCCGATGGCGACCTTGATTGCCAGCGCGGCATCGTCGGCGATGCGCTGCAGTGTTGCCATGCTGGCGCGGGTGTCGCGCAGGATGGCCAGCTCGTGCAGCACGGCTTCGTTGGCCTCGACCGCAATCCCTTGGCGGCTGGCCGGGAACAGCGCCCGCACGTCGGCGTCGCAGACTGGCGGCGGCGCCACGTCGGCGACGATATGCGCCCGCCACCATTCCGAAGCCTTGGCGACGATCATCGCTTCCAGGTCGGCGTCGCTCGGCAGGTGGTAGATGCGCACCTCCTGATTGCCAAACAGCACGGCCAGATCGGCATACTGACAGCCGGACAAAATCCGGTAGGTGGCGCACTGCAACAGGTAGGCCATTGGCACGGCGTCACTGCCCGCCGGCCCCCACTCGTCCGGCTTGTAGGCGGAGAAGGCCGAAGCCGTCTTGCATTCGAGCAGGCGGTCGGTGCGAATCTCGGACTTATGGCTGGCGCGCTTCTGGCCATCCGGGATAACCAGGCGGTCGATGTTGCCGATGATCGGCGCGCTCGGGTGGCGCAGCATGGTTGTGTAGCGCTGCACGTCGTTTCCGGTCTGTGCCGTGTATTCCTTGGCGACAAACTCTTCGGCGTAGATTCCGAAGCGCATCTGCAGGGTTTCGGCCTGCGCCTCGGAACGCCCGGTCTTGTCGAGCCATACGTCGACCGGCGTCCGGTAGGGCGAGAGGCCAAAGACGGCGCCGATGTCGGAGCCGCCCAGGCCGTGTTTTCTGTCCGCCAGCCAGGCGCCGCGATCAGGTGCGTTCATTCTCGATCTCCTTGATTTTGGTAATCGCATACCCATTGAAACCTTCGATGGCGGCAATGCGGCGTGCTTCTGAAACTGCAAGTTCCTTGTCGTCTGCCTCAATGGTGATCATGTATTCCGGCCGCGAGCGTGACTTGCTCATGCCGGTAGGTTTCATCTGAATCTCGAACTTCGGCATCATTTGCTTCCGTTTTTCCGGTGCCTTGAGCATTTCATGCAGGTTCAACATCACACCGCCTCCGCAATCGCATAGCGCAGATCACCAAGCAGCGCCGGGATGCCTTCCTGCGTGTCGTCGTCCTCGAACCCGGCGACGAATTCTTCGGCGCGCTTGGCCACGTTCAACAGCCGCGTATTGCTGCGGCGCAGTAACTCAACCTCGGCGGCCAGGTCGGCAATGATCGTGTTCGGCGTGGTCATTGTTCGTCCTCCCGGCAGCGGCGGCATCCGGCGCCGTGGCACACGCAGGAGCCCCATGCGTCGTCGACTTCTTCGGTTGCCTTGTCCTCGGCCAGCTTGTGCCAATACTGGAAGCTGACACTCAGCATGGCATTGCCAAGTGCCGTGGCACCTTGCCTGGCGGCGCGGCCAAGCGCATCGCATTCGGCGGCCGGCATTTCAGAGAGCGCTTCCTGGATGTTGTTGCCGGTGTCGTGTGCGTATTCACCGCAGGCCATCAGGTCGACCACGCGATCGGCGATCATCTTGATCCGGCGTTCGTCGTTGTCCTGCTGGCGCATATAGTTGCGCAGCGCGGATTCGTTGGCGTCGAGTGCGAGCATCATTACCCCCATTGGATCAGCGCGGACTTGACCAGCACATAAAGCCAGGCGGCCGTCGCGGATGAGCAGACGATGATGTAAAGGACAAGGCTGGCCCGGTGCGACTTGTCCAGCGCTTCCTGCTCACGGCGGAATTCTTCGGTGGTCATCACGCCATGCTCCAGACCACACGCACCCCGGGCGGAAGCGTGGCGTTGTAAGCGGAGCGAACGCGCGCCAGTTCGCGGCGAGCATTGCTGCGGGCGATGATGATTCGTGATTCCAGCATCTTGTCGCCGATGCACTCCAGGCAAGCGTTCTGTCCGTCGATGGTGATTTCGAGCGAGCGGATCTGGAACAGCAGCAGGGCGCGGCGGATGGCGTTGAGTAGGGATTTCATGGCTATCCCCTTACGCGGCCAGCTTCTTGGTGGTCACTTCTTTGACCAGGAATCCAAGAGCGCGGATGTTGTCCAGGTCATTCGCGTCGAGCGTCTTTTTGCCGGAAATCTTGGTGAACAGTTCGGCCGCTTCGTTGGCCGGGTAGATCAGGTCATTTCCGAAGACGTTGCGGATTTCGACATTCACGGCCGAGCGCAGCAGGAAGAACGGGTTATTCGTGTTGTAGCGATCAACGATCTCGTCGCGGAAGGCTTCAATCGTCGGGTCGCTGTCGTCGTTCAGGGCGAAGAGCCCGATGCGCGCTACTTCGATCCCGCTCTCGTCCTCGATGTTGTTGCGGTAGCAGCCCTTGCGAAGAATCGTCGGCAGCTTCAATTCGTTGGCTTTCATTTCTATCTCCTTGATTTACATCCCACGAACAAATCTTAGCGCACTAAGAATTGATTGGTCAACAATTATTTAGCACACTAAACTTTATGGCGAAAAAAAACCGCCATTCGGCGGCTTGCTTTGCGTTGTGACTGCTTTAGTCAGGTTGCCACATGCTGCGCTTGGCGATGGCGCATACGAAGTGAATCACCTCAATATCGGCCAGTGGTATCGCTAGTTTTCCGTGGGATTCGTTGATCGAAAGAAGGTGCAGGGTATCGTCACGAACATAGAGCAGCTCCTTGACCATCACGCGACCATCTTTCGCTCTGACGAGAACCTCATCGCCTGGAATGGGTTGGTGGTCTGGCTCAACGATGACGAACTCACCATCCTTGATGCGCGGCTTCATGGAATCGCCCTTGCAGCGTAGGGCGTAGGCGTTGGATGTCTTCGCGGCAAACTCGATGTGCCCATCACCAAAGCCTGCAGGGGTTTCAAGTTCGGCCCAGTAGCCGTTGTCGCCTAGTTGCGCTGTTCCTACCACGGGAATTCTTTGCGCCCGTCCAAGTGCCGGCGCTTCCTCCGCATTGGATTCTGCGCCCTGCCGTTGCGTTTGGGTATTTGACGAAGGTAATAGCCACTTGCGATGCGGCGGCCCATCATTGACCCAATCAGGGTTGTACCCAAGATTTGCAAGCCTTGTAAGACCCTTGGCGCCAATTTTCGCCACAGAAAGTGGGTCTGATATTTGGCTTATGCGTCCGCTGGATAGCGACAGCAGTTCTTGAAAGTAGGTGCCTGGAACGGGGGCCGAGTGGCCCTGATCTTCGGCAATTTCCAGCAGGCGCAAATAGACGGGATTCATGGTTGGCATCCTAAACGCTACGGCGCTTAGTGGACTTGCAGAACAAATCTTAGTCGGCTAAGATTCGCGGCATGGACGCAAACAAAATCATTGATGCCCTCGGCGGAACGGTAGAAGTCTCCCGTCTGTGTGAGGTTACGGACGGCGCCGTTTCGCAATGGCGAACTGCCGGGATACCAAAGCCGCGCCTGATGTATTTGAAACTGCTGCGGCCGGATGTCTTTGCAGATTCCGATTCCGAGTCGATTCCGCCTGTCACGGTCGACGCCAAAAACCAGCCGATTTCCGAAGACAGAGAGGCGGCTTGATGTCCGGCTCAGCAGTCGTTGTAGATGCCAGGGCCGGCCGGCGAGCAGTCGGTTTCCGAGCCGCTTCTGGAGCACCCATTGCCGCCCGACAGGAAGGCGAACACAACGACAACCGCCGCGGCGCCTTTCGCAATGTCCAGCGCCGATCTGGCGGTCATCTTCTCTTCGTTGGCGAGCGCAAAAACGAATATCGCCACGAAGCAGGCGGCGAATTGCCACCAGTTTTCCAGCACGGCATGGATAAACGACATGCTTCATTCCCCCTTCGGTTGATTCTACCAGCATGACAACAGCCCTTTCCCGATCCGGATCCACCAGCCCGCTGGGCAAGCTCTCCTACGAGACGAAGGTGCGCGTTGCCGAGTCGGTCGGTGAAGAGCTTGAGCGCCAGGCCCGCGACCTCGGCCTGAACGTCAGCGAGTACATCCGCGAAGTGCTGACTATCAAGGCGATGGGCTATGACCATGTACGCAAGCTATACCAGGATCGGCTTGAAATGGTGGCCGGAACCGGGGCGGAAAGGGGCGTGAAGTGAGCGCGCCGAACAAAATCAACGGCCGCACGCGCGAAGAACTGGAGCGCATGTGCCAGGGCAAACACCGCTGGGCGGACGAACTTTCCGCCCGGGCTGGGGCGCTGGGATCGCTCGAACAACGGCCCGAAACCGGGCGCCTTTTTACCTACCGCTGCCCGGTGTGTCGCGGCTTTCATCTGACCCGGAGCAAGCAGCGCGGCCAGACGCCTGTGGCGCTCGATAACTGCGAGGCTGCTGCATGAAATCAATCCCATCCTGCGTCTCCTGCAAGTATTCGTCGCCGAGCGTTGCCTATCCGCAGGTGCGCTGCAACATCAAGGGCGGGTTCGTGGCGCCGCAGTTCAAGTGCGGGCATTTTGTGGTGGTGGTGAAGGCATGACCTACGAAAAAATCCTTTCGATTCTCAAGCCGTGGCACGACGCAATGCAGGAATGCGATGCGCGTATGGATGCGCTATCCGACCTTTGCGGCCCGGTTGACGAAAGCCCGCTAGGCAACGCGGTATTTGGCCTGATGGGCGATTACACGAAGACGATAGCCAGTGCCATTGATTGGGATCATGCGGCGCTTGAGGACTGGTGGTGCTCGCATAACTTCGGTGAGCGCTCAATGTCGATTCGCCTGTGCGGAGAACCGTTTCGCGAGATCTCAACCATTGAGCAGTTGGCGCAGTTGATTGCTGACGATCACGCAAAGGCTGGCTAATGACGACGCCAATCATCAGGCTTAATCCAGCCCCAAATACAAGCATGACACCCGCCCAAGCACTTCATTCCGCGATTGCCGATGCCGAAAATGGGTGTGGATTACAGGACGTGCTGATCGTGGCCTATGACGCCGATGGCTGTCTGTATATACGGTCTAGCAAGATGACGTGTGCCGAAGCGTTTTTCATGGCGAACAAGGCGATGCGCTGGGCCGAGTCAGGGGGCGAAGAATGACCGACCTCTACAACCGCTGCCTGCCGTACAGCCAGGATCGTTACCGCCAGGAAACAGCCAAGCGAAGCCAGATGATCGGCGCTGGCAGCACACCCAAGAAAACCAAGTGCGTGCGCTGCAAGGTATGGCGCACAACGGAAACCGGCAAGGAGACGGACAAGGGATTTGTCTGCCACGGGTGCCATAGCCCGAGGGCTGTTGCATGACCCTATCCCTTGCCATCGCGCAAATCCAACTGCGACCGCAGTACCACCCGAGCTATTCAATCGAGCCCAAGGGCGAATCCGGCCGGCCGATCTCGAAACTGCGCATCGCTCGCAAGCAGCAGTTGTACGAAATCAGCGTACGACTCGGCGAGGCCGCGCACGCCGACATTCTGGCCGAGATACGCAAGACAGATTCGAGAATCGGAAAGGACGACGTGCGCAAGATGCTGAATGAGTTGATCACCGACAAGCGGATGGGCAAGCGCACGGTTTATGGCGGTGGCAAGAAGGTTTTTTACAAGGCGAGTCCTGAATGAATAAATACGCCAAACAGTGGCTTGACCCGCGCTGGCAAAAGCGGCGTCTCGAGATCATGCAGCGCGATGAATTTCAATGTGTAGATTGCGGTGCAGACACCAAAACCCTGAATGTCCATCACATTTACTACAACCGAGGCGCCGATGTTTGGGACTACCCTGACCATGCTCTCGTGACACTTTGCAATGAATGCCACGAGGCCGAACATGCCGTAGGTGAATCATGCGAAAGAGCCCTAATTGACGCATTCAAGAAGGTCGGATTACGTTCTTCGTATCTTGGCGCAATTGCCTTCACTATCGAACAGGTGCAGGAAAAACTTGGCACAAAAAAGGCGAAATATCTTGTCGAGATCATGGATTTCATCCTCTTCAGGCCTGTCTGCGACGAATCGGCTTTCGGTGAAATTAAGGCGCTTTACGAGAAGCTAAAACCGAAAGGTTTTTTTGCTGACAAGGGCGAAGAATGAAGCGTCCATCGTTCCAGTTTTACCCGGCCGACTGGCGCAAGGATGCGGCCCTCCAGTCGTGCTGCCTACAGGCACAAGGCCTGTGGATCAACATCATGTGCATTGCGCACGAATGCGAGCCATATGGTCACCTAGTGGTCAATGGCAAGCCGATGAACCAGGCTCAGATAGGTCGGCTGGTCGGCGTGAGCCAGAAGGAAGCTGCGGCGTTGCTGCTCGAGCTTGAAGACGCTGGCGTGCTGTCTTCTGCTGACAATGGGGCGATATTTTCACGCCGCATGGTGCGTGACGAGGAAATTAGAAACGCCCGCGCTGCTGGCGGAAATAATGGCGCCGAACACGGGAAAAAAGGGGCCGAACACGGATCTAAGGGCGGCCGCCCTAGAAAGGAAACGGGGGTTAAAAACCCCCCTTCTGATAATGATGAAACGGGGGATAAAAAACCCCCCTTATATACCCCCCCTTCATCTTCTTCTTCATCTTCACCTTCGGTAAACCCAGAGGCTATAGCACACGGTGTAGTTAACTCAGCCGAAGGTACGTCAGCAGGCACTGTCTGCGCGCGCTTGAAATCCGAAGCCCGAATGACCGACATGAACCCGTCGCATCCAAGGCTGCTAGCCATGCTCGAAGCGGGAATGACGGCCGACGAGATCATTTCGGCCGGGATCGAGGCGGTAGCGAAGGGCAAAGGCTTTCTCTACGCCCTTGCCACCGCCGAAGGCCGACGCCGCGACGCCGCGAACGTCAAGCCACTGCCGGACAAGCCAGCCGGCGCAGTCACGAAAGCCGGGCAAGCGACAGCGGAAGCTGCTGCTCGATGGCTGAAATCCGAAGGAGAAATCGCATGAGCAAAATTCGTTTCGCCAAGGCGCTTTCCGCGCTTGCCGAGTACTACGGAAAGGAGCTTTCCGACGGCGTAATTTCGCTTTACTGGCAGGGCTTGCAGCAGTTTTCCGTCGATGAAATCGAGTCGGCAATTGGCCGCCATCTCCAGAACCCTGACAGCGGCCAGTGGATGCCGAAGATTGCCGACATCGTGCGGATGATCGAGGGTACGACGCAGGATGCCGCTGCGCTGGCCTGGGCGAAGGTGATGCGCGCAGTTGGCAGCGTCGGGCAGTACCAGTCGCTGGCATTCGACGACGTCGTGATTCATCTGGTTATCGACGATCTCGGAGGCTGGCCGTCGCTGTGTCAGACGAGCGAGGACGAACTGCCGTTCCTGGCCAAGCGGTTCGAGACGAATTACCGGGCATACCGTCGCCGCGCCGACGACATCCCGCCGCATCCGCGCTACCTCGTCGGCGTCTCGGAAATGCAAAACGTGGGCGCCGGTTTCAAGTCCGATCCGCCGCGCCTTGTCGGCGATCCAGAAAAGGCCAAGCGCGTGATGATCGGCGGTTCGTCGGCGCCTCGCTTGCAGGTCAGCAGTTTCGGCGAGCGCGCATCCGCCGAGGTATTGCGCTTGGTCGACCGTAAAGATTCGGCGGCCTGATGTGCGGAGCGCACCCATGCGACAGGCCGGATTGCACCTGGTCAGCGATGTTCCGGGAGGCATGTTGGCTGCGACACATCGCGAAGCAGCCGGCGGAATGGCGGGCGCAGCACTACGCGGACTTCGAGAAGAAGCACGGGAAGCCGGCGACGGCAGAACTGAAACGGAAGGTGGGAGAGGCATGGAAAACGCTGCAGCAACCGTCGCTTTTGTGATTCTCGGCGAGCCGGCCAGCAAGGCAAACAGCCGCAAGATCGTCAGCTTTGGCGGTCGACCGGCGTCGATCAAGTCGGACAAGGCGCGCAGCTTCGAGAAGTCGGCTGTCTTGCAGATCCCGAACGAGGCAAAGCGCATGCTGACTGGAAGGCTGCGCGCGACCATCCGGATTTTCTACGCCAGCGAGCGGCCCGACCTCGATGAATCGGTGGTGCTCGATGTGCTGCAGGCGAAGTTTTCCGGATCAGGAAAGAATCTGGTGTGCGTTCGCAAGGGCGTGTATCTGAACGATCGCCAGGTTCGAGAAAAACACGTATTCCACGCGGTCGACCGCAGCAATCCGCGCGTCGAGATTGAGATTGTTACTCTCGAAGCGCAACAGGCGGTGCTGCTATGAACGTGACGACTGACCGAGTATCAGCGGCGATCAAGGGGTATGTCGCCAGCGCAAAGCGCGACCACTTCACGACGCATGACATTGCCCGGGCCATGGGCGCCGAGGAATACCACGTCCGCATCGCTTTCAGCTGGCTGACCAGAAACCGGGTGATCGAGACAATTCCAGGGGTGCGCAGCGTGCGTTACACCGGCACCCACGGCGAGAAGTATTCGGCGAATGTGTATCAACTGGTCGCGGTTTCCGCGAAGCCGGATTTCGCGGCGTTGATGGGGGTGTTCTGTCGTGGGTAAATCGATGATCAATGAACAGGAATTTCTTGCTGTTATGAAGGAGCAGATCAACGCAGCGATGATAAAAGCGGCCGAGCCGATCATCAAGGCCGCGCTGATGGAGGTTGAGAAGGAAATGCGGGCGACGTTGGCGAAACACGTTCTAGCCAGGATCGATCAGACCGTCGACATGAGAACGAAGTCTGATCTAATCGTGTTTCAAATTAGGCGCGACGGGTTTTGATGTCTTCAAAGAAATCGGTATCTCGGGCAAAGGCCGGAACTTCTAAGACAAGCGCAAAAGACCGGCGCATTGCTTTTGTCGAGGCATATTTGTCCAATGGCAGAAATGCCACGGATGCCGCTCTGCAAGCGGGTTACAGCAAGGGGGGGGCAGCAAAGCAGGGGTACAGGATGTCCAAAGACCCCGTGATTTTGTCCATGATTGACCAACGTCGGACAGAAATCGCGACCACAACGGCGCTTTCGACCAATGAAATCATGGCGGACATGGCCCGGGCTCTGCGTTTCGACCCGCGCAAGTTGTACGACGAAAACGGACAACTGAAGCCGATTCACGAACTTGATGACGACACCGCGCTCTGCCTGACTGGCATTGAGACGGTTATCGTGAAGGGAACGGAAGGAAGCGAGACGCCGCTATTCGTGAAGAAACTCAAGTGGGAAAGCAAGGCGACTGCGCGCGACCAGGCGCTCAAGGTGTTCGGGATGTACGAGAAAGACAACCAGCAGAAGGCCGGAGCCCTCGATGGCCTGCCGCGCGAACTGCTGCTTGCTATGGTGCAACGGCTGAAGGCGCTCAATGGTCAGCGATGAAGAGCTGGATGCAATGCTCGCCGGGCTTCCGCCAGAGGCTCGCGCCGCCCTGCTCGAAGAGGCCGTGACGAAGCTATCGCTCAACAAGATCGCCGACTATCGGCCGTACAAGAAGCAAAGGGAATTTCACGAACTCGGCGCCACGAAACGCGAGCGCCTGTTGCGCGCCGGAAACCAGAACGGCAAGTCGTTCTGCGTTGGATCCGAGGCGTCCTATCATCTGACGGGCAAATATCCAGAGGCCGGAGATCCTGGATTTCCAGAGGGATGGAAGGGCCGGCGCTGGAATCGCCCGGTGGTGGTGTGGGCATCGGGGGAAACCGCAGAAGCGACCCGGGACAATCCCCAGCGCGTCTTGATTGGACTGCCTGACGAAACCGGAACCGGCGCCATCCCGGCCGACTGCCTGGGCGACTATGGCATGGCGTCGGGCACGGCCGACCTATACGACTACATCAAGGTCAAGCATTACACGAATGGCGTGTTCGATGGCTGGTCGTTTCTGCGCTTCAAGTATTACGCGCAAGGGCGAAAGAAGTGGCAGGGGCCGCCGGTCGATTTCGTCTGGTTCGATGAAGAGCCGCCCGAGGACATCTACGACGAAGGCTTGGCGCGAACCATCGCCACCGGCGGCATGGCCGCCATGTCATTCACGCCGCTGCAGGGCATGTCGACCGTGGTATTGCGCTTTCTTGGCAATGAGAAGACCGATGATCGCGCCGACATCAACATGACAATCGAGGACGCCGAGCATATCTCGCCGGAAGAGCGGGCGCGCATCATTGCCAGTTTCCCGGCCCATGAGCGCGAGGCGCGCGCAAAGGGTATCCCGACGCTGGGCTCTGGCCGCATTTTCCCGATTGAGGAAGATGCAATCAAGGTTGATCCGTTCCCGATTCCAGATCACTTTGCGCAGATCAACGGTCTGGACTTTGGCTGGGATCACCCGGCGGCGGCCGCTCGCTTGGCATGGGATCGCGACGCCGACATCATCTATCTGACGCACTGCCACCGGGCGCGCGAACAAACGCCTATCCTTTTCGCGCCCGCGGTCAAGGCGTGGGGAGATTGGATCCCCGTCGCCTGGCCACATGATGGGCTGCAGCACGATAAGGGGTCGGGTGAGGAACTGGCAGAACAATATCGCTCCACCGGGCTCAACATGCTTGAAGACAAGGCAACGCACCCGCCGGCACCGGGCGACGCCGAAGGGTCTGGCGGCAATGGTGTCGAGGCCGGGCTGATGGAGATGCTCGATCGCATGCAAACCGGACGGTTCAGGGTTTTCTCGAACTTGCCGCAGTTCTTTGAGGAATTACGCCTGTATCACCGCAAGGACGGCAAGATCGTCAAGCTGATGGACGACATCATTTCAGCCAGTCGTTACGCGCTGATGATGAAGCGCTTTGCGAGAACCAAGCCGCGGGCGGGCGGCGGAAGACGAACCACTGGAAGCTGGAAATCCGCATGATGTGGCCGCGTTTCCGTTTCCTGGCCATGTAGAAAATGATGACTGGCGCCTGAAAATCAGCCCCATCTAATCGGTGGGGTTTTTTATGCCTGTTCAAATCGGTGGCGCAAAAGCCTGGAAAGTGCGCCAGCACGGCGACATCGGCGTTTCGTTCCAGTGGGTGAATGACGAGCCGGCGATGATCCTGTTCCCGGCTCGGCGCTCGCTGCCCGGCGCTGGCGCTTACGTGATCTGCCTGTCGGCGGCATTCAGGTACGCCGACTCGAAGACCGGCGCGCCGACACCGTTTCTGGTGCAAGGCTCGGTCATGGCGGCCAAGCAGCTTGGATTTTCTGCGACCGACACCTTCGCTGCGCGCAAGATCGCCGAGGTGATCGTCGATAGCCTGCCCGATCTGGTCGACATGCCGCCCGAGCCGCAGCAATTCACGCAGGAACAGACGCAGGCTATCGGCGAGATGGTCATCAAGCTCGATGGCCAGACCATCCATGAGTCGGAAGTGACCGCTCCGACCGAAGCGGAATTGAACGCGGCATGAGCGAAGGCATGGAGAATGTTCGGGCATCATCGCCATTCGATGACCCGACTCGCTACGGCGGAACATCCGGTGTTGTCGAACAAGCGCCGCGCGCCGCTCATCGCCTGGACAGCGCGCCGTTGCAAAAGACGTTCCGCAAGCTGCAGGAATGGTACGACCAGGAGATGCAGCGCCAGGCGGCCAACCGTTATCAGCAGGCGCTCGACTGCGACTACTACGATGGCTTGCAATGGACGGAAGAGGATGCGCAGGCGCTGCTCAACCGCAACCAGGCGCCGCTGGTGTTCAACGAGATCAAGCCGACGATCGACTGGATGATCGGCACCGAGCGCCGGACGCGCATCGACTTCAAGATTCTCGGACGCGAGAAGAGCGACAATGATTCGGCGAATGCCAAGACGCAGTTGTTGAAGTACCTGGATGATACCAACAAGGCGGCGTTTCATCGTTCATACGCCTTCTCTGATGCCGTTCGCGCCGGGGTGGGCTGGATCGAGATCGGGCTGCGCGGCGACCCGTCAGAGGAATTGCTGTACCAGCGCCACGAATCATGGCGCAACATGCTGTACGACTCGAACGACCTGACGCGCGACCTGTCGGAAGCGCGCTATGTTTTCCGCTGGAAGTACCTGGACGACGACATTGCCGAGGCGTATTTCCCGGAGCGCGTCGATGTCATCCGCAGGTCGGTGATCGATGGCCTGTCCATCACCGGCCAGGACGGCGACGAAGATATTTTCTACATGGGCGCCCGCGTCACGGCGCCCGGCCAGGATTACGCCGCGGCGACCACCGGCAAATACACGCCGATCAACCATTCGGCGCTGGCCTGGTCGAATCGCTCGCGCGTCAAGATGATCGAATGCTGGTTTCGCATGCCAGTGCTCAAGAAGAAATTTTCGAGCGGCAAGATGCTTGGCGTCGATTTCGACAGCGGCAATGCAGAGCATGTCGCCATGCTGCGCGCCGGGGCCAGTGTCTTCGACAAGCTGGAGATGGAGATTCGCTGCGCCATCTTCACCTCGGCCGGCCTGGTGTGGGAAGGCCCGAGCCCGTACCGGCATGGGCGCTTCCCGTTCGTTCCGGTCTGGTGCTATCGCCGGCAGCGCGACAACGCGCCCTACGGTGCCATTCGCCAGATTCGCGACCCGCAGGACGATCTCAACAAGCGGCACTCGAAAGCGCTGTGGATTCTGTCGAGCAACCAGGTCGAGATGGAAGAAGGCGCGGTCGACGACATCGAGGATCTGCGCGAGGAAGTAGCGCGCCCGGATTCGGTGATCGTCCGCAACCGTGGCAAGGAACTGAAGGTCACGCGCGACAACCAGTTGGCCGAAGAGCAGTTGATGCTGATGGATCGCGACGCGAACCATATCCGCAACGTGGGCGGCGTCACTTCCGAGAACCTGGGCCGGCAAACCAATGCCGATTCCGGAAAGGCCATCGGCTTGCGCCAAGACCAGGGCAGCGTCGTGACTGCCGAGATTTTCGACAACCTGCGCTACGCCGTGCAGCTGCAGGGCGAGATCGAGCTTTCGATGGTCGAGCAGTTCTACACCATGCCCAAGGTGGTTCGCATTCTTGGCGAACGCGGCGCGGCGAAGTATCACGAAATCAACAATGTTGATCCGGATACCGGGGAGACGCTGAACGACATCACCGCCAGCCAGGCGGATTACGTCGTGTCCGAGCAGGATTTCAAGTCATCGCTGCGACAAGCGATGTTCGAGAGCTTGTTCGATATTGTCGGTCGACTGGCGCAGATGAACCCCGACGTGGCGCTCAATCTGCTCGATCTGGTGGTCGAGATGGCCGACCTGCCTGGGCGTGATGAACTGGTGTCGCGGATTCGCAAGATCAATGGCCAGCGTGACCCGGATACCGACCCGACGCCGGAAGAGATGGCGGCGCAGCAAGAGGCGGATGCCAAGAAGGCCGAGTCCGAACAGCTTGAGGTGGATCGCCTGCGCGCCGAACTGGAAAACCTGCGGGCGAAGACCAAGGACTTGATTGCGGCGGCCGTCAAGAAGGGAACTGAAACCGCCTATGCAGCGATGCAGGCTGGCCAGGTCATAGCCACCATGCCGGAAGTGGCGCCGATCGCTGACAGCGTGATGATGGAGGCGGGGCATCAATCGCCGAGCCCGGCCGGAGACGACCCGAATTTCCCGGTGCCGCCGACTGCCATGCAGCAGCAAGTCGACTTCCCGACCAACACCAGCCCAATGCTTCCGGCGACGGCCGGCACTGGAGAAATGGCCGGAATTGAAACCCAGCGCGCCGATGGCGTGATTCAACCAAAGGAGTAGGAAATGGCTAAAAAAGGCACAAGTGGAATCATTGCAGAATCGGACGATGACTGGAAGGTGCGGCGCGACCTGGAAACCATGATCGAGTGCGAAAAGATCGAGAAAGACCCGAAACGCATGGCCAAGGTGCGGGCGCTGGCGAAACAGAATTTGCTTGAAATCGCAACGATTGCCGCCGAAGGCAAAGACAAGTCCTGACCGACTCACCAATTTACCAACCAAGGAGCAAGAGTTCATGGGTATCAAAGACGAAGAACTGGAAGGTCTATCCGACGAAGAGCGCGCCGCGCTGGAGGATGACGACGATGAGTCGGAAATTCTCAAGGGCATTGCCGGCGATGATGACGACGACAGCGACGATGACGAAGACCAGGATGATGACGGCAAAGGTGCTGCTGCCGCTGATGATTCTGGTGGGGCCGCTGATGATGCTGACAAAGGCAAAGGTGCAGCCAGCGATGCCAGCGCCAATGATGGTGATCAAGCAGCCGCCAAAGCGCCGGCCGTAGCCGAAGAGTTCCAGCCGGAATTCAAAGCGGCCGCTCCGGAAAACCTGACGGATCGGCTTGCTGAACTCGACCAGAAGGAATCCGACATCGAGAAGAAGTTCGATGACGGTGAAATCGATCGTGACGAACTGCGCAGGCACCTAAAGGTGATTTCCGAAGAACGCCAGGACTTGAAGATTGCCGATGCACTGGCGAAGCAGGCCGGCGAGCAAAATTCCGACATCAAGGCGCAGCGCTGGCAGTGGGAGCAGGAACGTTTCTTTGGCCAGGACAAGGCGTCGATCTACAAGGACGACCCGATCACGCTGGCCGCGCTCGATGCCTCGGTCAAGCAACTGGCTGCCGATCCGGCGAACAGCAGGCGCCCGCCGGGCTGGTTCCTGGAGGAAGCCGATCGCCGTGTTCGTGAGCGGTTCAACCTGGGCGGCGCCAAGCCGGCCGAGTCCGATACATCGAAGCAGCGCCAGCGCCAGCCCGATCTATCGAAGGTGCCAAAGACCTTGGCGCAATTGCCGGCGGCAGAAATGGCCGAGACTGGCGATGTTGAATTTGCGTACCTGGACAAGCTGGAAGGCATGGATCTGGAGCGCGCTCTACGCAAGCTGACGCCGGAGCAGGAAGCGCGTTACCTGGGGGCTGCGGCCTAACATGAGCATGAAAGTCGACCTCCGCGTAGGCGAGCAATTGGCATTCAACGGTGGCCAGATCGTCATCACGCTGCTGGAGAAATCAGGGCAGCGGGCGCGTATCGGCGTGGAGGCCGACGATTCGGTACGGATTCAGTTGCCATCACGCGAAAGCCATGATGTTTCACTCGACGCGCCAGAAAAAATGATGGCTGGCGCGGTATAAATCGTTTCACCTGCCCAGCAGTCGGGGGCGTTTAAAAGTCGGGTGCGCAAGAGTGCGCCTTGGGACAGAGGTATTTTCCAAGGAGTTCACTCATGCCTCGTACTATCGTTGGAGCCGGCGACGCAAAAGCCGTCAAGAAGTATTCAGCGTTCCTTGCGGTCGACACCAGCCGCAAGAGCTATTTCAACAAGAAGTTCATGGGCGTGGGCGAAGATGCCCAAACCCCGCTGCAAACGCTTCCGCACCTGGAAAGCGATGCCGGCGATCAGGTCAGCTATGACCTGGTGATGCAGTTGAAGATGAAGCCGATTCAGGGCGACAACACCCTGCGCGGCAAGGAAGAAGACCTCAAGTTCTACACCGACAGTCTTCTGATCGATCAACTGCGCGGCGGTGTGAATACCGGCGGCAAGATGACCCGCAAGCGCACCATCCACGATCTGCGCAAGGTCGCCCGCGTTCGCCAGTCCGATTGGTGGGCTCGCCTGTTCGACGAAACGCTGTTCATGTACATGTCCGGCGCCCGCGGCATCAATGCCGACTACATCGAATCGCTGGATTTCACCGGCTACGCCGGCAACGCCTTCACGGCGCCCGACACCCAGCACTTGATGTATGGCGGCGATGCAACGGCGAAGAACAATCTCGATGCGACCGACAAGATGTCGCTGGCCTTCATCGACCGCGCGGTAGCCCGCGCCGAAATGATGGGCGGCGGCACAACCGGCATTCCGGCCATGCAGCCGGTGATGATCGACGGCGAAGAGCATTACGTGCTGGTCATGCAGCCGTGGTGCGAATACGACCTGCGCACCGGGGTTGGTACTGGCGGCTGGCTCGACATCCAGAAGGCGGCCGCCGCTGCCGAAGGCAAGAACAGCCCGATCTTCAAGGGCGGCTTGGGCATGCACAACAACGTGATCCTGCACAAGCACAAGGGCGTGATTCGCTTCGGTGACTACGGCGCAGGTGCCAACGTGTTGGCCGCGCGCAATCTGTTCCTTGGCCGTCAGGCTGCGGTCGTTGCCTTTGGTTCGCCCGGCACCGGTCTGCGTTTCGACTGGAACGAGGAACTGGAAGATCGTGGCAATCAAGTGGTCATCACCACGGCATCGATCTTCGGCGTCAAGAAGTCGCGTTACACGGTCGACGGCACGGCCTACGACTTTGGCGCGATCGCCATGGACGCGGCTGCGGTCGACCCGAGCTAACCCCTGCAACCACACAGACCATAAAGGAGAAACAGAATGGCTCTGCTCAAGACTGATTACGCGAAAGGCGTAATCCCCACGCCGGTTGCGGTTGGCTGCGAAGTTGTCGTTTGCCGCGCCGAATTCAAGTTGTCCGGCGATCTGTCGGCCGGCGATCTGATCCAGATGATGGATCTGCCGGCCGGCCACGTACCGGTCGACATCATCCTCGACAACGATGCGCTGGCGGCCGGTACGGTTTCGGTAGCACTGGCCAACAGCGGCAAGACCGACATCGACACCACGCTGTCCGGCGGCGCGGCCTGGCTCACCGGTGGCGCTGTCACCGCGGCCAACGGCTTGCGCGGCGATGCCGCCGGCCTGCGCGCCATGTCGCGTTGCGCGCCTGACCAATCCGCCAATCGCCCGGTGGTCGTCAAGATCGTTACCGATACCACGGCAGTAGCCGGAACTGTCGGCCTGACGTTGCTCTACCGGTCGGCTTGATCGTTTGACCAGATGCCGCCTTGGCCACAAGTCGAGGCGGCTTTTTTTTGGGGAAAATCGTGAAAATCGAATCAATTATTCGGCGCGCAGCAGGATCTACTGTAATCCTCGGCTCAAATACCTATCGTTTCCTTCCCGGTGACGATGGCCGGCATGTGGCGGAAGTCGAAGACGAAGGCCACATCGAAGTCCTGTTGGCAAACCAGTCATTCCGGGCGGTCGCAAAAGCCCCGGCCGGCGAGCAGGACACTACGATTCCTGAAAAGAAGGATTCGCCAGAAGCCAATCCGAATGGCGATCCTGTTGCCAAGAAGCGTGGCGGCCGCAAGGCAAAAGCCCCGGCCGGCGAGCAGGACACTGGTGAAGAAAAGACCGGAAGTGAAGGCTGACTAGATGAACCGTAGGGGTCTGATCACCGCTTGCCGTCTTGAAACGCAGGATACGAAGAAGCCGTACCTGTGGAAAGACGAAGAGTTCAGCGACGGGCTCAACGAGGCCGCCGAAGAAGCGTGTATTCGCGGGCGACTGATCGAGAAAGAGGACATCGAACTTTCGGCCTCGGTGGGCGATCCCTACGTCGTTATTCCGGAATACGCCTGGTCGATTCAGCGCATCACATTCAACGGACGCAAGTTGCTGTTGCTCGACAAGCAGATGCTTGATGAATGCGAGGGCGATGCCTGGGAAGAGCGCACCGGAACGCCGGTCGCCTGCTATGAGGTTGGCGGGAAACTTCGCTTTTACCCGATCCCGGATGCCGATGGGGCGGTCAAAGTGCATGCCTTCTGCACGCCAGAAAACCCCATGGAAGACGACGAAGACGAGCCGGAAGGAATCAAGGCGCGGCTGCATGGGAAGCTGGTCGATTGGGCGCTGCACTGCGCCTATTCCAAGAAGGATGCCGATACCTTCGATGCCAACCTGGCAGAAGTTCACGAAGGAAAGTTCGAGCAGGTATTCGGCCCTCGTCCTGACGAAAAGGCGATGCGCCGATTGCGTATCAACGTCAGGCGATACATCAGGGGGTATCACTTCTGATGCGCCTCAAGATCGCCGACCACTCGCTGTACGTCGATAACGTTTTCCTTTGCTACGCAGGAGCCGGAAATGGACGCTCGGATTTACAACCTGGCCACTATCCGGTCAGCACGCAATACGCCCACGTCCATGGCAAGACGCTGGCCGATGCCGTTGGACTCGGATGGATTGGCGCTGCTCGTGAGTGCGACATCGTTCTGGGTGGCGTACGGGGCCGCAGTGGCCCGGTTCCATCACCAACTGCTCTCGGCCGCCTTCTCGCCCTTCTCGAAGTAGCGGAAGACCGGGGCGAGCCGGTGACGCTGGATGTGGTGTGATGCAGATTCGTGCGAACTGGAAACGGTTTTTGCGCAAAGCATGGAGCGTGCGACTGCTGACCATTGCTTCCGTGCTTTCTGGCTGCAATGCGATCCTCCCCTACACCGAGGAGTTCATGTCACGCCGCACCTTCGCACTGGTTTCGTTCTTCATCGTGACCGGGGCGATGTTGGCGCAGCTTGTTGTTCAGAAGAGTTTGCAAGATGACTAGCCGCTACGCCTCGCGCAAGTTTCTGATCGCCATAGCAACCATTGTATGTGCGCAGTGGTCGCTGATCGAGTTGCTTATCAGCGGCGAGCAGTACAAGGTCATTGTGATCGGCGTGCTCGGGCTGTATGGCCTAGCCAATGTGGCACAGAAGGCGGTGGCGAAGTGATTGCCAAGTACCCGCGCACCTCTGCCGCCGTTCTCGCACTGTCTGCGCTTGCCTTCGCTGGCCGGGCGCTGCATGAGGACTATACGGAGCAGGCTGTCATCCCGATTCCCGGCGACCGCCCGACCATCGGACTCGGCTCGACGTTCCGCGATGATGGAACGCCCGTCCAGATGGGCGACAAGATCACGCCGCCACAGGCGATCCGCCGGGCCGTCAAGCACATCGGCGGCGACGAAAAGCGGTTCAAGCAGTGCCTTGGCGAAGGCGCAGAACTATATCAGTACGAGTACGACGCATACATGAACCTCGCCTACAACGTCGGCTATGGAGCGGTGTGCAAGTCTTCGATCATAACCAAGATCAATTCCAGGCAGTACGAAGCCGCGTGCAACACGATCCTAGATTTCTACAAGGCGTCCGGGAAAGATTGCCGTGTTCGCTCAAACAACTGCTACGGCGTCTGGCTGGACAGGCTTGAAACCAACAAGCTGTGTCTGACCGGCGAATACCCGGCTTCGTGGGGGGCGCAATGATACCTATCCCGCCAAGCCTATCCCCTGCGGCTTTCATTGTCGCTTTCCTGATCGCCACGAACCTTGTGGCCTTCGGTGGCTGGAAGCTGACTGCCGACAACCTGACTCACACGCGGGCGCAGCTTGCAACTTGTGAGGCCACGCACAAAGCCTTCGTCGACCAGACGCGAGTGCAGGGCGAGCAGGCTGAGAAATCCAAGAAGGCCGTTGAAACCAACAACCGGAGAATTGCCGATGAAACCGCTCATGGATTGGCTTCTGCACTTGATGTTGTTCGGAATGATGCTGCTCGCCGGGTGCGCCAGTCAGCCGCAGCAGGTTCCGGTAGCCGTGCCGTGTCCGAAGCCGGCAAAGCCGCCGGAAGAACTGCGGCAGACGCCGAAAACAATCTACCTCCTGCCGAAAGACTCGTTGCCGACTGCGCAGAAACGACCTTGACGCTGGTGTGGCTCCAGCACTGGATTACTGAAACACAGGACGCAGCAAATGAGTGACCCCCACGGTTTCCTCGCAGAGCACTTCCCACGCATCTATCTGTGGCTGATCGACATGCAGGCGGATGCGCATTTTCTGGCGCTTGGCATGGTCTCGTCACGCGATGCCGTTAACCCTGCGGACTGGCTCAAGATCATCATCGGCGTCGTGGCGTCTGCCTGGATTTCAGCCTACGCGACCGGAGAGCGCACCGCCGTTGAAGTCAAGCAGTATGCCGCAGCACAAGCTGAATTCCGCCAGGAAGTGCGCCAGTACATGCGGGAGCAGGCGGCCGAATTGGCCGCACTGCGCGATCGTGCGACCCGGACGGAAACACAGATGCAGGCAAACAGCATGAGCAGCGAACGCGGCGCATCGGCGAGGGCAAGATGAAGCGCGCCAAGCTCAACTGCCTGATCGTCGCCGTCTGGCTATGGCTGGAGGCACGCGGGCGCTCCTACTTGTGGCTGCGCAGAGCAAACTCGTTTTTCGGGCTGCTTCCGCACTTCGGAAACTCGGAGCGAATCGGGTTTCGATCATTCAGGACAATCGAGTATCGGCCTCCCAATGGAAGGCTGTGGAGCAAGGACGATCTCGGCCTGATGTTTCGCGGTCACTACGCGGTGACGCACTTCAAGATGGTTTCGGTTCGCCGCTGGGCGACCAAGGAACAGGCTATGGCCGACCACTATTTCGGGGCGCATGAATGAGCCTGTACATCCCTTCCGCGCCGTTCTATCACCTGCTGTGGATATTCCTCGGCTCGTTCGTGATCGGGCTGCTGTTCGCGGCGGTTGCCGGGGCGCTTGCAACGGTTGTTGAGCAGTACATCGCGTCGGATTCAGGACTCAAGGACAACACGCATGGCAACTAAGCAAACTATTGACATAACGCGGGGCGATACGTTCTCTATGGTTGTCCTGTGGGAAGACCGCGATGTGATCGTGCGCAAACCGATCACTGCAATCTCTCTTGCCAGTGGCGCCCCCCGACTTACTGTAGCGGCACATGGGCTGCCGTCCGCATGGCGCGGGTACTGCACGCTGGTCGGTGGCATGCGGGAAATCAACGCCGAAAACATTCCTCCGCTGGACAGCGACTTCCACGAAGTAACCGTCATCAATGCAGACACCATCGAGCTTAATGGCGTCGACCCGGTTAACGACAACGGAAGAGAGTGGAGCGCCTATACCTCCGGCGGATTCTTCAACTTCTATGCGGTCAAGGACTTGTCGTCGGCCTCCGCACGCATGCAGATCAAAACCAAGGTGGGCGGCGATCTGATTGCTTCCTCGGAAGCTGCGGATACGCCACTCGACATTATCGACATCTACGTGTCGCCAACCAACAAGCGCACGACGATTGTTATCCCGGCAGCGGCAACGACTGCCCTTGTTGCAAAAAGCGGCGTAACGAACCTGGAAATGGTTGAAACCGGGGACGTGGTGACGAAGCTGAAGCTCACGAACACGCCGCGATACGAACCCGACCCCGTTCGCATCGTCGGTGAAGTAACCACTTAATTTTAAGGAGAAGAACCATGAATCATAGTGAAAAAGGCTTCGCCGCAAACGGTAGCGGTGCTTTGGTATCGAAGGATTCCGTGATGCACGAAGACGCCGAGGCCCACGGCATTTATCGTGTCGTTGCCAGCGGCCCGGTCGAACATCTGCGCGATGAGTACGTAGCTCTGCGCGACCGTCTAACGGCAAAAGGCGTTCGAGCCTTCTTTGACCGACTGCTTAACGGCGCGAAGTTGCTCCGCGACTTCATGGCGATCCCAATGGAACAGAAGTGGGCGGAAGACTGCCCGAACGTCGTCACCACGGTCGGCAAGAACTACGCGCTGGATGGCTACCTGCAAACGGCCGTCACCATCGTCGGCCCCTACATGGGCCTCATCAATACCAATGCCTCGGCTGCGGTCATCGGCGACACGATGTCTTCGCACTCAGGCTGGCTTGAAGTCGGCGCTACGAACGCCCCGACCTACACTTCGCCGCGCAAGACGTGCGCGTGGTCTGCCGCATCGGCCGGGTCTAAGTCGCTGTCCTCTGCGCTGTCGTTCTCGATCACGTCATCGGGTACGGTCGGCGGCTGCTTCCTCGTCCTTTCGACCGGCGCCGTCAGCACCATCGACAACACCTCGGGCGTCCTGTACTCGGCGGGCGCATTCACCGGCGGCTCGAAGGTTGTCAGCAACGGCGACACCTTGTCGGTTTCCTACACCGCCTCCCTGTAAGGAGAAACACCATGGCTAAATCGAAATTCAAGATCGGCGACGAAGTTTGCGAACTTCCGAAGCCGGTTGTGCGCGGCACTATCGTCAAGATCGGTATTTGTCCCGCCGAGGGCGACCGCCAGTTCCTCGTCGAGTGGCCGGATGATGATGGCGACGGCGAACCGCAGCAACGCTGGTTCAACGAAGACCAGATCGAGGCGGCAAATGGCTAACTCAGTCATCACGCTTGATGATGTGCCGAATGTCCTAGAGAAACTGGAGACGCGGTTCTTTGACATCCCGTTCGAGAACTCTGCTTTCCAGACTCAGGCGTTCGTGATTGCGGCGCAGCAGACGCCGGCCAGGGCGTACCGGGCTATCGGCCTGCGGGCGTTCAATCGGGTGCAAGCGGTCAAGGGGTACATGATCAGCAAGGAGCGCACCAAGATCGACATCGAGGAAAAGGAAGCGAAGATCGCTGATCCGGAAACCTCGGAATTCGACCGCCGCCGGCTGCGACTAGACATCATCGAAATCCGCGAAGGCGAAAAGTACAGCGAGAAGCTGCTGAACGACGCGCTGACCGAATTGAACCTGCTGAATGCGGAGCTTGCCAAGTACCCGGAATACACGCGGGCGCAGTTCGAGGCGGAAGAACCCGCGCACTTCGAGGCGAAGCTGACGCGCCAACTGAACGCCCCTGGTGCCCATGAGGCCCTGGCGAACATGCGCAACGACCTTCCGGGGTTCGACAAGGTGATCGCGCTGGCCGCTTCGCACATTCCGGCGCTTGAAGAAAAGGCCCGCTGACCATGCTGTTCACGCCGCCGCAATCGTGGAACTGGCAGGCCAGTAACGTAGCGTCTACACGCCCAGCGGCAGCGCGGGGAACTACCGTTACGCCAGGAACCGGCGGAAGTTTTGGGTCATGGGCAACTGCGCTGTCCGCGCTGGGGTCCGAGGCGTTCGGTATCCTGATACATATAAACAACGGCGCTACCTCTGCGACGACGCGCAATCATCTGGTCGACATCGGGATCGACACGGCGGGCGGCACCAGCTTCACGACGGTTATTCCATACTTGCTCGGCGGACACGCCGCGCCGGCAAACGTCGGTGGCATCTTCTACTACTTCCCGCTCTACATCCCTGCGGGCGCATCCATCGGCGTGCGGGCCATCGGCACCGTAGCGACAACGCTCAACGTGGCGATCACTGTATTCGGAAAACCACGCCGCCCCGACTCGATCATGTGCGGAACAAAAGTCGAGAGCTTCGGCCAGACGACTGCCTCGGCGACCGGAACCACCGTGACCGCCGGAACGACATCTGAGGGAGCATGGACGCAGCTTGGCTCTGCGACAACGCGACCGCTGTGGTGGTGGCAGACCGGGCTTACCTGCGTCGACACGACAATGACGGCCAACGCACATACGCTTGACCTGGCCTCCGGCGACGCGACGAACAAAGACATCATTCTTGAAAACGTACTGTCGATATGGACCGCAGCAGAGCAGATAACGACGCTCGCAGCCTACATTCCGTCATTTGACCGGACGGCAGTTGGAGAACTCATATACGGTCGCGTCCAGTGTTCCGGCACGGCGGATTCGGCGCTTTCCATGATGGCATGGGGAATGGGGTAAAGCATGGCTATTTCCGAAGCCTACACAAGCAGCGCGACGATCTCGACGACTGAATACAGCCTGCCCAATAACTCGACCACACTGGCGGCGATCACGACTGACGGCGTGTATCAGGTCTTTCTCGACCTCGCTGCGCTGACGACCACTGAGGAATACTTGATCCAGGTCAAGGAGAAGGTAACGAGCGGCGGCACGCAGCGGGTCGTTTATTCGGCCACGGTAGTCGGCCTACAAAGTGCTCCGGCATGGGTATCGCCGTCGCTGATCCTGATGAATGGGTGGGACGTTACGGTGAAGAAAGTCGCAGGAACCGACCGCAGCATCGGCTGGTCCATTCGTCAGGTAGCATAGGATGTCGTGGGCGTTCCAGCCCCTCCTGCCGGCGTCAGTACAGCAACAGAGCGGGCCGCAGACGCACAATGTCGGCGTCTCGGAATCCTGCTCCGCGGCCGACACCAAGACCGGGTCAGTGCCTTACGCTTCGGCAATCACCGAAGGAGGCGTGCCGTCCAGCCCGAACGTCGGGTACTTGGCCGGGGCGTCAGGGTCGTTTCCACCGTACTCCAAATCGAACGTGGGAAGGTTCCGCTTTGATACCGAGACGTTCGGCCAATCTTCGGCGTTACTCAGTCCGTGGAAGCGCAATGCAGTTGGCTTCGGAGCAGCGACCAAGGGGTACATGGTTGGCGGCTACGATAATAGTGATTTCGTATCTGGAATTCAGTCACTTGTCTTCGCCACCGAGGCATGCTTGCCGCTCGGCGCCTCTTTGGCGATACCAAGCTCGTTCTGCGCAGGGGTATCGTCGTCTGCTAGAGGGTACGTTTGCGATGGAGGCGGGACAAGTCCGCCAACCGGAACGGTAGAGGGGTTCCGATTTGATACGGAGGCTGTTGTTACTGTCTCTGCAACACTCAACGTACCTCGTTGGTTTGGGGCTGGCGTGTCTTCGTCAGCCAGGGGGTACATCGCAGGCGATGACTACGCTGGCACAAACGCAATCGACGGCCTGCGCTTCGACACGGAAGCCGCAATCACTACATCGGCTACGATCAGCACCACCGACCCAGGAAGACTAAATACCGCATCTTCAAGCACTCGCGGGTACTGGTGCGGAGGGGTCTACGACGCTACAGATACAACACCCGACTCTCTAGGGGTCGACGCTATTCGCTACGATACCGAGGCGGCGGTAAATCCATCCTCAACGCTTGCGTCCCCACATATAAGTGGGGCTGGGCTATCTAGTTCCGTTTATGGCTACATCATCGGTGGAGATACGGAACTGTCGGTTGATAAGTTGCTGTTTTCTTCAGAAACCACCGCTTCGTTAGCAGGGGTGCTCGGCGAAACGTGGCAGTCTCCGTGCGGGTTTCAAGGGGCGCGCGCGTCAGCGTATGACCTAGCAGAGCTTGTTTCAACGGCTACTGCAACTGCGGTAGGGAGCGCAAATGACGCACCGGCATGTGCCAGTTCCGCAGACAAACAGGTTGCTTTCTACGCCGGCCCTGCTGTAACCAACCGGGGGTACTTCTGCGGCGGGTACGACGGCGGGTCGAATATCAGCACGATTCGCGTCCTTGACTATCAGACCGAGGGTGCGACGACGGCGGGCATCGCCCTGAACACTGCGACACGACAAGCCGGTGGGGCTGCATCCGACTTCAAAGGGTACATTGCCGGTGGCGTGTCTGCGCTTACGCGCATTGAAGCAATTCAGTTCGCCGACCAGACGCGGGCGGTGCTAAGTGCGGTTCTTCCGACAGGAATAGGAAAGCAGGGGAGCACAGAATCAGACCTGGCTGGGTATTTTTCTGGCGGCGATACGGGCAGCTACTCGAACGTCCTGCACAAGATTCTGTTTTCCACCGAGGCGACTTCGACGCCATCGGCCACGCTATCTGCCAACCGGCTTGCTCCAGCCGGAGCAAGTTCGGCAACCAAGGGCTATGTCGCAGGCGGCGAAGAGGTTGGCGGAACGGAGGTAACGACAAACGAAGCAATCACGTTTTCGACAGACGCCATAGCGACACTTGGCGCGGTGTTGTCGACTGCCCGTGCCGCCTTGGCCGGCGTTCCTTCCGGCACGTCGGCCTACTGGTGCGGTGGGTTTACCCTGTCTTCAACCTACGACAACTCGATCAGTCGTTTGCAGTTCTCGAACGAAACAAGCGTCGCCGTGACCGCCACCTTGGCATCGGGCAGGTCCATGATGGGCGCCGTGAATTCGTCAAGCAAAGGCTATCTTGGCGGCGGCCTTAATGGATCATACCTGTCGGCGATACTCGCGCTGACTTTCTCCGGGGAAACAACGGCATCGCTGGCAGCAACCATGTCGACGACGGTCGGTGGCGCGACAGGCATTTCCTACAACGCAGGCGGAACGGATGCGTCTACTGGATCTCAGGCAACGAGCGGTCAGGCGCTAGTAACAAACGTAGCCATCACGGAAGCCAACCAGCAAGAAAAATCCTTCGTCTGCGGCGGGTACAACGGCGGCTACTACGCCATGATCGACGTTATGCGCGCCGCAGTGGATGTGTTCAACAACACAGGCGTTTCGCTTTCTTCTGCTCGCGGGGATATGTCCGCTGGCATGACATCCCCGCAGGGGGAAGGATATTTGTGCGGCGGCTCGAACAGCGGGCCTTACGTCAATTCAATCGAAGGGGTGTCGCTGTACTCGGAAACAACACACTCCCTTGCAGCGGTACTTTCTGGCAACAGGGGCGCAATAGCTGGCGTATCGAGCGCGACAAACGGGTACACGATGGGCGGCGTTGAGTCGCTGGATGTTTCGACGATCGATCGCCTTTCGTTTGGTACGGAAACGCTTGCTACGCTTTCCGCCACGCTGCCGGTGGTAAATGCTTCGCAAACTGCTGTTTCGTCATCGACTAAGGGTTACGCACTCGGCGGCTACGACTTCCCTTCTGTGTACGCCTCGGCGGTGGCGCTCACATTCTCGACGGAAGCAACGGCAACCCTTTCAGCGGTGCTTTCTGTGGCTAGATACGCAGGAAGCGGACTCAGTTCGTCTACGGCCGGCTATTGCGCGAACGGGATGGGGGCAAGCGCAGTGCAGAACGTAGTGGATAAGCTCACCTACTCGTCCGAGGTTATGTCGACCACGGCGGTCATGCCGACATATCGCAGGTACGCAGCCGGCATCAGTTCGTCGCTGGCTGGCTATTCGTGCAGCGGAAACAACACGGGTTCGGCTTTGACCACCATCGGCAAACTTCTGTTTGCGACAGATGCTACGTCTTCGTCGTCTGGCTCGATCGCAACCGGCCGCACCTCGCCAACGGGGCTATCCTATCCGAGCGCATATCCAGCGAAAGAGGCGGCGAACGCGACGGCTTCTGGTAGCTCTCCGGGCATTGCTGAGGAGTCCGCGAATGGAACCGACGCGGCAAACGGCATTGCAACTATGTATGGAGCACATACAGCCTCTGCTACCGCTGCTGCATCGCATGACGCAACCGCGTTGTTCGTATCGGCAATATCAAATGCTGCATCTGCCGCAGAAGCGATCAGTGCCACGGCAGGGTTCGCTTCTTCCATCGCCGAATCAGGTTCCGCGGCGGACGCAAAGACGCTTTCGTACCTGGCTGTGGCGACGATCACAGAGGCGGTTACTTCGTCGGCAACCCACGATGGAACGGTCTACACACTGCTTTCGGTCGGCGTTACCGAGGCGGCGACCGCACAAGATTTACCTGCGGCGGTTATGGCGACGGCGGCAGCGATCATTTCAGCCGCCGCGGCGGCAGCGACAGCGGACGGTCAGAATGCAATCGGCGGTGCTGCGCAAGGATCGACTACCGCCACGGCAGCACAGGACGCACTAAACGCTGCGGTTGCTTCGTCCTCCGAAAGCTCCACGCTGGTCGATACCGCGACTGGTGGCCTGGAATATACATCGGCGGCAAGCGACGCGGCAGCAGCGAGCAATGCTCAATCTGCGCAGAGAGACAGCGCCCGTGGCGTTTCTGAGTCTGCTTCTGCCACGGCGACACCCAGCGCACGCAGCACCATCGTTACTACGGTACTGGCCGGCGCAGACGGTCAGGCGACACCTTCGGCAGTCCTCGCGGCGGTCGCGGCAAAGACCGAATCGGCAGCAGCGACAAGCGCGGCAACCACGCATGCGTTCTTCGTTGTCGACTACACCGGGGTAGCGGCGGCGGCAGACATTCTTTCAGCGGTATCGAACCTACCCGTTCTGGTAAATGAGCAGGCGCACGCGGTCGATTTCGTTGTTGTCGCGCCGTGGGGAGACCTCCTGCCCGGCGCCGTCCGTGTGTATGTCGGGTATCGGCAAGACATAGTGGTTGCTGGCGCGAAGTCGATGCTGGTTGCGACAGGAGAAGAATCAGCGATAGCCGCCTCCGGTGAGCAATCGGAAGTCAAGCCGGCCGGGGAAAAACAGCAAATCGCGCACACAGCAGACGAACTTGGCTCGATAGCCACGACCGGAAAAGAGAGCGGAAAGGTGAGCAGTGGGCGCTGACAAAGACAAAGACTTCAACGCGCTTCCCATTCGCAGCGGCGAGGCACAGGGTAAAAGCACAGAGAATCGCTGGCTATCTGCCCTTGGTCCTGAGCGCGTTGATTCCTTTGCGACAAAAATCCAGATCGGCCCGGACGGAACAACGACCATGCTGCGCACAAAAGGCGGGTTTCCTGAATTCACTACGGATAGCCCCGAGCCAGAGGAAGATAGCTGGCCGGCAATAGTGTTTGCGTTTCCTGAACATGAGTTTGAAGGCGACGGAACAATAGCGACAACGACGCCCGGAACGATTATCAAAGCCTCGCCAAAGCTGTTGGGCAAGTACCTCCCGCGCGGCGCTGGCTTGAACAAGCCCATGCCAGCCACGCCTACCCCTGCGAGTGGCCGATCCAAAGATACGCCGGTTGATGTTTTTCAAGCTGATGGACGAGGCAAGTGGATCGGTGTTGTCCGCCGGCATAACGGCGCCATAGTTGGCCCCGACAAATTTACCAACTACGTTTGGTCAGGAACAAAAGCAACGGCGAGCGTCGACTACGTGACGGAGGAATACTACTTCATGCGGCACGTCGGGTCGTGTCGTATATCCGGGGTTCGCAAAGACTTCTTCGTGGAAGATCGACCATTTACCCTGGGTGCCACATCATTTTTGCGGCAGAAAGCGTATGCCATCACAAACGCCGGGGGCGTAGCTACAGTAACGCCACTCCCTGATTTTCCGTTTGTCACTGACCGGGCGTATTTTTACAGCGGCTGCGGTTTCGTGGCGCCCGACAGGCCCGCCATCCTGCTGGCAGAAACGCCAGGCGACGATACGATGCTTCTCAAGCTGTTCGTGCTCAACGGTGGAGGGTGGGATGCCTACAACGTGTCTGCGTGCATGCCGGGCCATGATGGCGGTTCCTGGAACTACGACGGCGCCAACGTGATCCCGATAAGCAGCACAAAGATACTTGTCGGCCCCAAGTGGTCTTACCCAAGGGTGGGCGACCTCTGGTACAAAAACGGATACGGCGTGCTCGACACAAGTACCGGCGTGACTACGGCCATAATGTCGTATGACTTGACGGTTTCAGAGCCACGGGCACTTGACTTGTACCAGTTTGAAGCGCAGTCGTGGGTAGAGAGCATTACCGCGTGGCCGAGGGTCAGCCCGTTCAATACGCACTTCCCGATTGGCAGGAGTCTGAGGTACACCACGAACGGAGGCAGCACGTTCAGCGACTTTACGACTGCGTGGGGAACCGGGCTTCCCTACGGAATTGAATTCGCCGCAGCGGTTTCGGCCAAGCCAAACGGGGATTTTTCAGGAATTGGTTTTGTTGTTCCGATTGGGTACTCGATAGACGGTAACGGGATGTACCTTTTTAGCGAAACGATCAGAACGACTGACGACATGGCTACATTTACGGCAGCCAGCCCGACTGTTTTTGAACTTACGAGAGAGTGGGGGGTTGGGTTCTTTGCGCTTGGTTCCGTAGCTACACCATCCCCTATTGATGTCGTATGCCCGTGGCGCCGAGACTCAGCAAAGGTTCCACCGGCCTACTGGTACGCGTGAAAGGAAAAACATGAAAACTCAACCTATCGGCCCGTTTCTCGGGATTAACAATCGCCTTCCAGACTTTGCGCTCGCTGTGCGCGACAAAGGAAACTGGCTGCGCGATGCGGTCAATGTCGATATTGACAACGCCGGTCGGGTTCGTCGCCGTGCCGCCGTAACCCTGGCGCACGCCATGAGCAATGCCGACTCGCTATATCTGACCAGCGACACCGCCGGATACCTTCGGCGCGGATCGGCAATCTACGCGATCGCTCTGCCAACCTACGCCGAAACGCTGTTCAAGGTTTTGTCCGCCGATGCACCGCTCAGTTGGGCTGAGTACAACGGTTCGCTTTACTATTCCAACGGCACGGACTCGGGGCGGATCGAGAACGGGGTAGCCTACCCGTGGGGAATGGCGACGCCGAACGCGCCGACCTGTTCATCCATTCCCGGCGATCTCCATGCCGGAACGTACCAAGTGGCAGTCAGCTACTCGAACAGCACCACGGGCGAAGAGGGCGGAATTTCGGCATCGAGCAATCCGTCACTGTCGGCCATTGGCGGAATCCGCGTCACACTGCCCGGCGCGTCATCTGGAGCTACGCACGTCAATGTCTATCTATCGACGGTGAATGGGTCAATCCCGATGTGGATTGGTAGCTACGCCATCGGCACGGCCAGCGTTGATATTGCCACAGAGCCAACACGGTTGCGCGAGAGCAATGGGCGCTTCGAGCAGCCGCTTCCAGCCGGTACGCAGGTATTCCTGGCGAACGGTCGTCTTTGTTCTGTATCTGGGAACCGCATCAACATCGGCGAGCCGGCTAGGCCGGGTTACTACATCCCGATTGACGGACGGCAGCGCACGGAAGGAACGGCACCAGATTACGGCTATGTCACCTTTCCGGCCAATGTCGATCTGGTTGTTCCCACGCAGATGGGCGTCTATGTGGCTTACGGAAACATCACGCAGTTCTTTGCAGGAACCGACTTTGCCAGCGTTGAACTGGTCAAGGATGTGCTTCCCTACGGCGCGATCCCAGGAACGGCCTTCGTCGTTCCGCACAAGGAAAACCCACTGGTCGGCTGGTTCGGGGCGCACGGTGTTGTGTTCGGCGATCCGCAAGGCCAGGTCAAGGACATGATGGTGGATAACATCGACCTGACGCCGCCCGCCTCTGGAACTTTGGTCGTTGTTCAGTCAGGTGGCTTCCGTCGCGTCGTGTCATGTGGCTGGTGCCTGAATCTCGAAAACGGCGCCGCAACGCGCTACGAAGATTGGCCGGTTACGTCTTCTTCGCGTAGTTACGCCACGATGCCTGACGGACTTTACCTGTTGTCTGGAACCGGCAAGGTGGATGCCCACGTTGATCTTGGAAAGAACGATTTCAGCGGAGAGAACCTGAAAGCGATGCCGGCCTGCTATCTTGGCGCCGCATCCGACACGCCGATGGAATTGCGCGTTACCACGCCTGACCATGAAGACTATCGCTACGAGGCGCGATCGAGTTCAACCGACTTGCGAATCCAGCGCGTTGATGTGGGCAAGGGGCTACGGGCCAATTGGTACGACCTTTCCATTTACAACACGGATGGTTCTGATTTCATGCTGGCCTCGGTCAGCTTTGCGCCGGTTGCTTCCGGCAGGAGGATTTAATCATGTCATATGGACTACCACTAGACCTCGGCGCCACCCTTCCGCCGGAGGTAATGGAAAACGCCGGGGTGATCGCGTTCGAGGCCGCCATCAATTCGACTTGGGATTTGGGTCTCGACAATCGAACCAAGACGATGGACAAGATCACGGACATCGTTGCGGATCTGAAAGACAGCCTGAATACGCCGGTAATGACGGCCGAAACACTGACCCCGGCTACGGTTTCCGAGCCGCTGGTCGACATACCGACATCGGTTACGTCAGCAGATATTTACGCAGAATTTGAGGCGCAGTATCTCGACCTCATCACGGTTTTTGAGGCCAAGATCAACAGCTTCAAGACGACTTATTTCCCGACCGAGCAAGCGACATACACCCTGGCGGAGAACTGGCTGTCTGCCGCTATCGCCAACCCCAACGTCGGGCTTCCGCCGTCCATTGCTGCTCAGATTTGGGGCGATGATTCGGCAAGAATACTGTCTGACCTTGGACGAGCCAGTGATTCGACGGTCGCTTACTTTGCTTCGCGCAGGCTACCGATGCCGGCGGACGCCGCAGTGAGTTCTGTCCTCCAGCTACAGCAGAAAGCGCAGGACTTGCAGGCTGAATCAAGCCGCAAGGTCGCCATCATGTCGGTAGAAATGCAGAAGTGGATCGTTGAAAAGATTCTCAGCCTTCGGGAAATGGCGCTCAAGTCGATCCTCGATTTCGTCAAGGTCGATGCGATGGGGCCGGACATCGCCAGTCGTTTGGTGCCGATTGGCTACGACGCGCAGAGCAAGCTGATTTCTGCGGTTTCCGCGTACTACAACGCCAGGACAGGCGCCGCCGAACTGACGTTCAAGGGAACGCAGCGCAACGCCGACATGGCACAGGATGCCAAGTCACAAAACCTGAAATCGGAAATGATGATGGTGGAGGAGTGGGTTAAGGCCATTCTGACCGAAGTTCAAACCATGTCGCAGATGGCTACCGCCCTGTTCAACAACATTCACATGCAGTCTTCGCTGGGTGTGTCGAACAGCAAGAGCGTTTCGCAGCAGGTGTAGGCGACGCAGAATCAATGGGGGCGCCTTCGGGCGCCTTTTTCTTTGTCTATCTTTCGTCCGAATGGTGGCTGGCGCCTGAAAATCACTCAATCTTTGTGATCTTCTTTGGGTGTCCACTATGGGTAAAAAAGCCAAGTGTTTAGCTGATGGTGGGGTGATTGGCGGCGACGGCCTGACCGATGCGCAGCGTGCAAAAATCAATGGCGCCCGTGCCAGTCTTGGTATTAGCGATGCTCCGCCTGCTGCGCCGCAGCCAGAACAAAGGCAGCAACAAGCGCAAGCGTTGCCGCAGCAGCAAGGCATAGGCGCCGGAATTGTCGGGATCCTAAAGGGGCGACAGCAGCAGATCGACAAGGCGGCTGGCTATGCTGCTGGCGGCATCATCAACGACGCAGCCGAGTATTGGGCGAACGACAACGCGGAATTCGAGAAAACCAATCCCGGCTTTGTTGATCGCGTTATCCGTGGCGTCAATCCGCTGACCGGGTTTGGCTCGGCAATGGGTGCGATGCACACAGCCGCAGGAAACGGCGACATTCCCGGCATGGCAATGGCCGGCATTCAGGCTATCCCGGCGGTCGGTGTGCTTCGCGCTATACCGGCAGCCGGCGCAATGAAGGCGTCTGTCGCGCCCAGTCTGGCCAAAACAGCCGGTGCAGTTGCCGGTGGCGCCGTGGCAAACGCGGCTGCTGACGAATACCAAAAGCGCGCAGACAAGAACTATCAGGCTGGCGGCATCGTGCGGGGCAAAGGCGGCGTCGACAACGTGCCCATGGAAATCAGCGGAACCAAGGTAAATCTTACCGGCGGAAAGTTGCCGGAAGCGGTGCTACCAGGAAAGACCGTGCAGGCGCTCGGCGGGCCGGCCGCAGTCGAATCGCTGATCGAGGCGACCAACGGCAAGCCGCCGGTCAGAGATGGCCTCAAGGAAGGCGGCAGCTACGCCGATGGCTTGGTAATCGACGAGAACGATCCGAGACTGAAACCATTTGGGCCGCCTGTTCCGTCGCTTGGTTCGGGGCTCTCGGGTATGTCGCGGACGATTGCCTCGTCTGGCGTTGCGCCATATCAGGCAGTTGGCCAAGGCCGCGACACGAACGGCACCATCACCGCCGAATCGGCGGCGGCAGCAGCCGGCAATCCGATGAACCGGTCGGGCGGAATTTCTGGCGGCATCGACATGGCCGGCGTCAATGGCATCCTCGCCCGCGAGAACAAGGCGCGCGGCGAGATGATCGATTCGATGGTCAAGGCCAACGGCGGGAATGGCGTCGCAATTTCTCAATCGGAAGAAACCCTTCCTGGTGGAATTTCAGTAAGGGACTGGAACGACCGCGTTTCGTCCGGGTTCAACACAGGCATGACACCAAGCCAAAAGGCAGCATATCTTGCACAAGAGGGCGGCCAAAACATCCAGGCTCGCGGCCAGGACTTGGCAAGCCAGCAAGCCATGGTGAGAGATACGATTACTGCGCGTGGCCAAGACTTGCAGAACGAACGCGCTGCTGCCCACGATAAAGTCATCATGCGCGGCCAGGATATATCCGGGGCCAATGATGCAATTCGCGCCGGCATTGACCAGAAGCGGCTTGGCATTGTCGAGGCCGACAGCAAGCGCGCCGGCGACAAATGGGGAATCGAGCGCGGCATCCTGCAGGGGCAGGCAGCAGATGCCGAGGCGGTGCGCGGCGCCCGCGCCGAATTGAATGCGGCGCTGGCCTCCGGTGATCAAGCCAAGATCGAAGCAGCCAAGGCGAAGGCCACGGCAGCCGGAATAAAGTTCGAGCGTCCGAACAACGAATTCTCGGCCGTTACCGACCCGATGGGAACCAATATCACGCGCGTCAACAAAGACACCGGAGCCATCGACATCATTGATCCGAAGACGGGAAAGATGAACAGCATCGCGGCGCCTGGCGCACAACCAGCGGCAATTCCAACGCCAGACAAGCGAGAAATCGGCAAGGTCTATCAAACCCCGAAAGGCGCTTTAGTGTGGCGCGGTAATGGCTGGGAGGCCGCAAGGTAATGGCAAAACTTTTTTCTGACGACGATGTTTTCGGTGGCAATGGCGGATCGCTTCTTTCTGATGACGATGTTTTCGGATCAGAAGGAAGCAACAAGGGAATAGTCGACACCATCAAGCAAGGGCTTGGCGATATTGGAACCAAGCTCAATATCGGAACGACCGTCGACATACCAGAACAGGTTTCCGGAATAAACGCGCTTGCGCGCCGGTTGTCTCCTTCTGGAGTTGTTTCAGAGCGTGTCATTCCTGATTTCATCAAGGCGGCACGCGGAGGCGTTGAAGAGCAGGCGCGAGGACTGGTTGATGATCGGCGCAAGTCGCTTTCGTCTGAACTGTCTCCAGAGCAGACGGCAGCTGACAACAAGAAGTATTTTTCCGATGACGCTTCGTGGAGCAACATCACGAAGGATGGAATTACCGCAGCGCCGGGCAAGATTGCCGATCTGGCGACCAGCGGAAAGCTGTTTGGAGAAGGGTGGTCTGATTGGCGCAAGCCGCTTGGCGGTGCGGCGCAATCTCTGCCGTCGTCGGCATTGATGATGGTTCCGACCGCTGCGGTTGCTGGAACGGCAGCAAAGACGGCGGCCGGCGAGGCGATCGCCGCCGGGCTTGGCGAGCAGGCCGCAGCAAAGGCAGGCGTTGTAGCCGCCGAGCGCACGGCCATGGTTGCCGGCGGGCTGTCTGAGGGCGCGCAGGGCGCCGGCTCTGCCTATGAGCAGACCCGGCGTACGGTCATGGAAATGCCAATCGACAAGCTGAAAGATTCTCCATTCTTCCAGAAGCAACTGGCGGCGAATGGCGGCGATGTGGCGGCCGCCAGAGCCAAGGCTGCAGAAGAGGCAGGAACAGCGAGCGCCGGCGGCGCCTTCTGGTTCGATGCACTATTCGGTGCGCTTGGCGACAAATACATCGGCACGGCAGCGGCCGGAAAGGGAACGCGCGGCGGCGCCGTTATGCGTGGCGCGGCACAGGAAACGCCTACTGAGTTCATTCAGTCCGGCGGCGAGAAGGCTAGCGAGAATCTGGCCATCAAGCGTTTCGCAGATCCCAATCAGCCGCTCATGCAAGATGTTGGCGAAGAGGCGGTCGGCGGGGCGATGTCCGGCGGCCTGATGGGGGCTGGCATGGGCGGCGCCTTCCATCGCAGTTCGCCGACTGTGCCGCAACTCCCTGACACCGGCCCGCTATCGCGCAGCGCGAACATTGCCCTGCAGACCGGCGCCGCGGCAACTGCGGATTCGATTCTCGGGATGCCGGCCGCCGACCAGGAAACAGCGCAGGCTGCGCAGGACATCGCGCCGAAGAGCGCCAGCGCACTGGATCGTGTCGTCGCTATCGATCAGGAACTGCAAAGTGCAACGCCAGAGCGGGCACCGGTGCTGCAGGCCGAGCGCGACATGATTACCGCAGCCTGGCCGGCGGCGGTTGCTGGTGCAGAAACATCGTTTTCGACAGAATCAGGCGCCCGTATCACTGCGTCCTATGCGCTGATGGATGCCGGCGATCTGACGACCAGCCACGATGAGAAGCTGAAACCGTCTGCTGCCTATCCGCAGGAAATGCAGCCGCGTGCGCGCGACCGCGCCGCATCCGAGTTGCAGATTTCCGGGATCGCCAAGCGGCTGGATCCCGCCCGCCTGGGTGAGTCAGCCGATGCTGCCACCGGGGCGCCGATCGTCGGCGCCGATGGCCTGGTCGAATCAGGCAATGCGCGCACCATCGCGCTCAAGCGCGTCTATCAGGGAAACCCGGCCAAGGCCGAGGAATACAAGCAGTTCCTGCGTGCCAATGCCGCGCGCTTCGGGTTGACCACGGAAGCGGTCGATGCGATGCCGAATCCGGTTCTCGTTCGCGTACGCCAGACGCCGGTCGACCGCGCCGAGTTTGCCCGCCAGGCCAATGCGCCGACCGTGGCACAAATGAGCCCCAGCGAGCAGGCCCGGGCGGATGCCGAGCGTATCGACACGATGGACGATCTGCGCCCGGACGACAACGGCGATTTCGTTTCCTCCCGTGATTTCATCCGCCGCTTCGTCGGTCGGCTGCCGGGCACCGAGCAGGCTGCCATGATCGACGCCGCCGGCCAGTTGTCGCAGTCCGGCTACGCCCGGGTGCGCAATGCCGTGCTGGCGAAAGCCTACGGCGACTCGCCGGTGCTTGGTCGCATGGTCGAGTCGATGGATGACAACCTGCGCAACGTGGGCCGCGCTCTGATGCAGGCCGCGCCGGAGATCGCCAAGCTGCGCCAGGACGTGAGCGAGGGCGCACTGTTCGATGCCGACATCACGCCCGACCTGCTGGCCGCCGTCGAAGAGCTTTCCCGCATCAAGGATGCCGGCCGCTCCGTGTCCGACTACATGGCGCAGTCCGCCATGTTCGGCGACGCCATTTCGCCGGAGGCGCGCGATCTACTGCAGTTCCTCGCCGACAATATCCGCCGTCCGCGCAAGATTGCCGAGTTCATCCAGCGGTCGACCGAAGCCTTGCGCGCCGCCGGCAACCCGAACCAGGGTTCGCTGCTCGGCGAACAAACCGCGCCGGCCAAGCGCGACATCCTCAACGCCGCACAGGAGAAGACCCCCAATGAAACCGAAACTGACCGCGCCGCCGCCGGGAAGCCTGGCCAGCAGTACGGAGCCGGAGCTGCCGCCGGCAATGAAGCAACTGGCCGCCAAGCTGACGGCCAGCGAGCAGGGCCGCAAGGCGACCGCCGCGGCGCTCAAGGCAATGAAACGTCGCGGGAGCTAGGCGCCAATCAGGCCGCGCTTGAACAAAGCTCGGTCAATATGATGGCGTACCAAATTCTAAACGCCGACCCGCTTAAAGATGGTGACGCCCCGCTTGAAAAAGACGACGCGCTGTTTGAGCTTGATGTGCTTCGCCAAAGGGCTGAAAAAGGAAAGCTGACAGCAGAGGCGTTTGCGCAGTCAGGCATTGCTGCGCGCCTTGATACGGCGCAAGTAATGAGGATTAACGCGCAGATCAAGGCCGGAGATTTTTCGTTTATTCAAGCAATTCAAAACAGGATCGAGGGCAAGGAGGCTGCCGCGGTCAACACCGAAACCGAGGCAAAAACCGAATGGGTAGCCTTCCCGCCTGAAACCGGCACGCTCGGCATTCCCCGGGCGGAAATGCCACAGGTCAAGGGCGACAGCCGCGGCGCCCTGGTGCAGTTCCTCAAGGCGCGCGGCATCGACAACGAGACGAACGAGAGCGTTCCGGCCGACAGCCTGCGCCCGACGCAAGCCGAGTTCTCGACCAAGAAGGCCGAGAAGTGGGGCGAGGCGCGCGATGGCGCCGACCGCTCGATCCTGGCTTCATCCGATGGCTTCATTCTCGACGGGCATCATCAATGGGTCGCCGGCCTGGCCGCAAAAGAGCCGGTCAAGGTGATCCGCTTCAATGCGCCGATCGACAAGCTGCTGGCCGAGGTCTTCCAGTTCCCGAGCGTGAAGCAGTCCGAAGGCGCCGACACTAGCCGGGCCCGGGCGCGCGACGACTTCGACGCCGCCATGGCAGATCTCGGCGCGGTGCTGCGCCAGATCAACCCCGGCGTGCGGATGCTGACGCCGGAAGAGCGCGTCCGGCTGATGCCGACGCTTGTAAAGCTGTTCGAGTCCGGTATCCGCGTCATTGGCCACGACATGAAGGCGCTGGTTGCCGACGTGAAGAAGGCCATGCGCGCGCATGCCGACGAGTTCGTGCGCAAGCACTGGAACAAGATTGACGAAAAGACCTATCGGGAAGCGGCGACGCAGGCGATCAACAACGCGCAGGACGGCGCCGCCGAGCCGGAAGCCGGGCAGACGCTCGACCTGTTCGCCGTGGCCGCCAAGGCGAAGGAGTCCAAGCCGCAAGGCGATCTGTTCGAGATGATGGCGCAGGCCGCGCCGGCGGTTTTCAAGGCAGAGGCGCCGAAGGTCGCCATGATCGACGGCCGTCCTTACGACATGAAGCGCGACAACTTCAAAGCGCCAAAGCCATCTGAGTTCATGGATTCCGGAATTCTCAAGCGCGCCACTGAATACGTTGAGAAGTATTTCAAGGATAAAGCCGAGCCTTACATTTCTCCGGAAGAGCGCGCAAAGGCTGAGTCGTTGCTGACCCCATTGATTGCCCAGGCCGAAGCAGTAAAGGTTGAGTATGACCAGGCTGTAATTGATATAGCCAAACGCTCCGGCGCCATTAGCCAGATGCTTGCGCCTATCAAGGGAATGAAGCGGGAGATTACCAAGCTGGTTAAGGAGGAAAGGTTTGATATTGGCGGCATGAAGGACATGCTGCGCTCAACCATCGTTGTATCAAGCTACGCTGATGCGCAGAAGGTTCTCGATGAAATCGAAGGCGTGTTCGATTTGTTGCGCATGCCGAAGAACCGGACGGGCTCTACCGAGCTTACATCGCGCGGCGTCCAAATCAAGCCAGAAGACCCGGCGATATATGGCGGCTACACCGATGTTCTGGTAAATATACGCATGCCGAATGGCGTCATTGCCGAGATACAAATTAACGTTGCTGAAATGCTTGGCGCAAAAGAGGCGCAAGGGCACAAGCTGTATGAAGCCTATCGAGACGCGCCAAAAGACAGCGCGCTAGGGCTTGAGATTAACCAAGCAATGCAGGAGTTTTATCAGGCTGCTTTCTCTGCAGCCCAGGCCCGCGCGGCTTCTGCGTCGGCAACCAATCCAGAAGGATCATCCGAAAACGTTATTCCGCCGTCTGGCCCGTTGGTCATGCCCGGCCGCGGATCAAGCGTTTCGCCATCGTCCAATAGCTTGAACCAGGCGCCGTCCGGGAACTCAACGAACCAGTCGCCTCCGAAAGTCGGAACAAACCGGCAACCATCGGGGAACTTGTCTGGCAATTTCATTTCAACTACCTCCGAATCCAGTATAGCAGACGGCACAAACACGGCCTATACTGATGACAACGGAAACACTGACGGAGTTGCAAATGAGCAACGTTCAAGCGCTGGTGCGCGACGCACTGATGGACAAGAACCCGTACCTGTTCAGGGTTCTGCAGCAGCACGGGGATCTGAACGAGTTTCTGGCCCAGCGGACGGAAGAGATCAAGGACGCAATCCACAACCGGGAGCGCGAGATCGCGCTGGCGCAGGGGTACAACGAGCTGCTGCAGAGCGACCCGATGCAGGCGGTGAGCGTGATGAAAATGGCCGGCCTGATGGCGCGCGAAGAAGTGTTCGCCGAGCTGCTGGAATTCCCGCAGGACGAGACATCCCCGCCAAGACAGGGCGCAACTACGCTTTCGGCGACGCCGACCTAACCTACGAAGGTAGCTGGCTGGTCAAGGCCCGCCAGAACGTCGAAGCCCTCGAACTTCTCAAGCAACTCGAAAAGGACGGCCGCCAGGCCACGCGCGAAGAGCAGGCGGTGCTCGCCAAGTTCATCGGCTGGGGCGCCTCCGACATTGCCAACAGCCTGTTCGGCGACAAGCTGAACAAGGATGCAGCGGCGATTGCGTCCTATGAGCGCGCAGCGGCCAGCATGGCCGGCAAGGAATCGATCGACCGCTACGCCAGCGGCTATTACGACGCCTACCAGTTGGCGGTCAAGGCCGATCCTTCGGTTCGCTATAGCCTGCCGATCACCCGGGCGCAGCTTGAGAAGGCCAAGCCGGACATGGCGGCGAAGAAGTGGGTTGATCTGCGCGACCGCATCCAGGCGGCGCTGACGCCAGATGAATTGAAAGAGGCGTCGCGCTCGACGCAGTACGCCCACTACACCAGCAAGCCGGTGGTCAAGGCGATGTGGGGCGCCCTGGAGCGCATGGGCTTCAAGGGTGGTTCCATCCTGGAGCCGGGCGCCGGCATCGGGGTTTTCCCCGGGCTGATGCCGCAGGGCATGGCGAACAATTCGATCTACACCGGCGTCGAATTCGATTCGATCACCGGCGGCATCCTCAAGCAGCTATTCCCGGACGAGCGGATCCTGGTCGAGTCCTTCATCGACTCGAAGCTGCCGCCTGGTTTCTACGATGTGGCGGCCGGCAACCCGCCGTTCAACAACACGGCGATTCTGTCCGACCCGAAGTACAAGAAGTTCGCCTTCGCGCTGCACGACTATTTCTTCGCCAAGTCGGTCGATAGCGTGAAGCCGGGCGGCCTGGTCATGTTCGTGACCAGCCGGTACACGATGGACAAGTTGAACGACAAGGCGCGCGCCTACCTGGCCGAGCGTGCCGATTTGGTTGGTGCCATCCGCTTGCCGCAAACCGCGTTCAAGAAGAACGCCGGCACCGATGTCGTTACCGATGTGCTGTTCCTGCGCAAGAAGGTCGACGGCGAAACGTTCGAGCATGCGCAGCCGTGGGCTAAATCGGTGCCGATGCAGGTGGGCAAGAAGAGCTTCCCGGTCAATGAGTATTTCCACGCACACCCGGAAATGGTGCTCGGCACCCCGAGCGACAAGGGAAAGATGGCCAATTCTCCGGAGCCGCAATACACGGTCGAGCCGGTTGCCGGCGACATCGATGCGCTGTTCGAGAAGGCTGCGGCCACGCTGCCGGCCAACATATACAAGGCCGAGCGCGGATCGTCGGCAGAAGCCGCTGCGGTGCGCGAGATCGATTTCAACCCGAAGGCGCAGAAGGAGGGCAATTTCTACATCACCGATGCCGGCGTGCTGATGCAGCGCGAGGGCGGCGTCGGCATGCGCGTCGAGGAAAAGCACCAGAAGAACGCCGAAGTCATCAAGGATTTCGTCGTGCTGCGTGATGCGCTCAAGCAGGCGCACTACGACCAGTTGAATGATGGCGATTGGGAAACCTCCCTGGCCAGCCTCAAGAAAGCCTACGCCGCCTTCGTGGAGAAGAACGGCCGCGTCAATCAATTCACGGAAATGAAGCGGACGGTCAAGGCGACCAATCCGGATACCGGCGAAACCTTCGACGACGAACGCAGCTACAAGAAATTCACGCTGCTGAACAAGATCGACGACGATCCGGATTACTCGCTGGTGATGGCGCTCGAAACCGTCAATGACGAAACCGGCGCGATTTCCGAAAGCGCTTTCCTGTCTGGCCGTGTGCTGGGCAAGCCGGCACGGCCGGCGATCGACACGCCGACCGATGCTTTGCTTGCGGTGCTCAACGACATCGGCCACGTCGACATCGATGCGGTGGCTGACCGGATGGGGATGGATCGCGCCGAAACAATCGACGCGCTGGGATCGATGATCTATGACGACCCGGCTGCTGGCTGGGTAATGGCTGACGAATACCTGTCCGGCAACGTCAAGAAGAAGCTTCAGGCGGCACAGGAAGCGGCAAAGAGCGACCGCCGATACGAGCGCAACATCGAGGCGCTGCTGGCGGTACAGCCGGCACCGGTGCCGCCATCCGACATTACCGTTGCGATCGGCATGAACTGGATCCCGGCCGCGACCTATGAGCAGTTTCTGAAAGAGAAAACTGGCATCACCGCCAAGGTGCATTACAACGAGCGCACCGGTCAATGGGCGGTCGAGGCATCATCCGGCTACGCCACGCTCGCGGCGACGCAGGAATGGGGCACGCCGCGGCGCTCGGCCGACGATATTCTGCTGGCCGCCCTGACCGGGGCTCCGATCCGCATCACGGAAACCGTCAAGGAATCGGGCGGCGGCACGAAAACTGTTTTCCTGGCTGACGCAACCGAGTCCGCAAACCAGAAGCTGGCGCAGATGCGCGAAGCCTTCCGCGATTGGATCTGGCAGGACGGCGGTCGCGCCGACAAGCTGGTGGCGCGCTACAACGACCTGTTCAATACCATCGTTCCGCGCGCATTCGATGGCCAGCACCTGACCCTGCCCGGGGCGTCGACGCACTGGCAGAAGTCGGCATTCCCGCACGTCAAGCGCGGCGTCTGGCGTATCGTGCAGTCGGGCAATACCTACCTGGCGCATGCGGTTGGCAGCGGCAAGACGGCGCAAATGGTGATGTCGGCCATGGAGCAGAAGCGCCTCGGCATGATAAAGAAGCCGATGATCGTCGTGCCGAACCACATGCTGCAGCAGTTCGCCCGCGAATGGCAGGAGATTTACCCGGCCGCCCGGCTGATGGTGGCCGACGAGAAGAATTTCCACACCGAGAACCGGCGCCGCTTCGTCTCGCGCGTGGCGATGTCTGACCTCGATGGCGTGGTCATCACGCACTCGGCGTTCAAGTTGCTCGACCTCGACCCTGAGTACAAGCAGAAGATGATCGAGCAGGAACTGGATTACCTGCGCGCGGCATTTGAAGAGGCTGGAGGCGACCCCAAGGATTTGAATTCGGCCGGGGGATTTGGCGTGCGCAAGAAGAGCGGAAGCCGCGACCCGAAGATCAAGCAGATCGAGTCGAAGATCGAGAAGATGGAGCAGAAGCTGGAAGCCGCGATGTCCGGCGCCGGCAAGGACAAGAACGTTCGTTTCGACCAGATGGGCGTCGACATGGTCTACGTCGATGAAGCCCATGAATTCCGTAAGCTGGCCTTTGCCACACAGCGCCAGGTCAAGGGCATCGATTCGTCAGGTTCCGATCGCGCCTTCGATCTGTGGATGAAAACCCGCTGGCTGGAAGAGAAGAATCCAGGCCGCTCGCTGGTCATGGCGTCCGGTACGCCGGTGACGAACACGCTGGCCGAACTCTACTCGGTGCAACGATTCATGGCCCCGGCCGTGCTGGAAGAGCGCGGGCTGGAAGAGTTCGATGCCTGGGCGTCGATGTTTGGCCAGGATCACACCGAGATCGAGGCCGATGCCTCTGGAAAGTACGCCCCGGTGACGCGCTTCTCGAAGTTCGTGAACGTGCCTGAACTGACGCAGATGTTCCGTGAGTTCGCCGACGTGCTGACTTCCGACCATCTGGCGGCGATGCTGGGCGACAAGCGGCCGAAGGTACAGGACGGCTCGCGCAAGATCGTCATCACGCCGCAGACCGGCGACTACCGCGCGTTCAAGCAGGAACTGGCCGAGCGTCTGGCTGTGTCGCGCGCCTGGAAGCCGAGCCGCGACGAGCCCAACAATCCAGACCCGGTCATCAAGATCATCGGCGATGGCCGGCTGGCGGCGATCGACATGCGTTTCATTGACCCGTCTCTGCCGTCCGACCCGGATTCCAAGCTGAACCGGATGGCCGACGAGGTAATCCGCGTCTTCAAGGAAAGCGCGAATATCGAGTACAAGGACAAGGCCGGGCAGGTCGAGCCGAACAAGGGCGCCTCGCAGATCGTTTTCTCCGACCTCGGCTTTGGTGCCGGCGTCGCCGAGAATCGCGGCTTCAACGCGCGGGCCTGGTTCGAGAAGCGCCTGCGGGATGCCGGCGTGCCGGCCGCGCAAGTCGCTTTCATGTCCGACCACAAGAAGAGCACCGCCAAGCTCAAGCTGTTCAAGGACATCAACGCGGGGCGCGTGCGCATCGTCGTTGGATCCTCGAAGAACATGGGCACCGGCGTCAACGCGCAGCAGCGCCTGATTGCGCTGCACCATCTGGACACGCCTTGGTATCCGGCCGACCTGGAGCAGCGTGAAGGGCGCATCGTGCGCCAAGGCAACAAGAACAAGCTGGTTCAGCTTTACGCCTACTCGACCAAGGGCAGCTACGATGCCGTGATGTGGCAGATGCTGGCCAGCAAGCAGCGGTTCATCGATCAGGCACTGTCCGGCGATTCGTCGGTGCGTTCGATCGATGATCTGTCCGAATCCTCGCAATTCCAGATCGCTACGGCGATGACCTCGGACGACGAGCGCGCCATCCAGTTGGCCGGGCTGCGCGCCGAGACGGAGAAGCTACAGCGCCTGTACCGTGCCCATGAAGAGCAGCGCATGAAGATGCGCCAGGAGTACGATTGGGCTGGCGAAACGATCCGCATCAACGAGCAGAAGCTGCCCGAGGCGACGAAGGCGGCCGATCGCATCCAGGATCTGAGCGGCGACAGGTTCGCCGCCAAGGCGGACGGCCGTGCGTTCGACGTGCGCAAGGAATTCGGCGAGGCGCTGATGGCGCGCTTCAAGGATTACTCCGACAAGTTGGGCGAGACGCCGGTGAAGATCGGCGATATTTCCGGCTTCGACATCATGGCCATGGGCCGCGCCGGGCAGGGCAACGGCTACCAGGCCGGCGTCGTTCTGGCGCTTCCCGAGCCGGTGCTGCTGACCGAGGCCGCGACCGCTGACCCGGTAGGCGTGGCGCTCAAGGCGACCAACGCCCTGGCCAACCTGGCACGCCTGCCGGCGCAGATGCGGCAACGCATTACCGAGGCGCAAGCCAAGCGCAACGCACTGGAAGCGCGCATCACGGCGCCGTTCCCGATGGCGGAAATGCTGGCTGACAAGATCAAGGAAGCCAGCGATCTGGAAGCCGCGATGCTGGCTGACCAGAACAAGCTGACCGGCATCGAGCGCGAGCAGCAACTGGAAGACGAGTGGCAGAAGAAGACGGGGGCGATTACGCCGATGTTCTCGCGCCGCAAGCAAACCGAGACGCCGGAGTTCAAGGCGTGGTTCGGCGAGAGCAAGGTGGTGGATGCTGATGGCAATCCGTTGGTGGTCTATCACGGGACGCGGTTTGATAAGTCCGGTGGCATCGAAAAGTTCAAGGTTCCCGCTTTCTTTGGAACAAGTCCGGTCACGGCAGACCTGATGTCAGGCGCAGCCGACCTTGGGCGCGTCATTTCGGCAGAGAAAAGTATCGGCAAGGCGCTCAAAAAGAGCGCACTGAATGAATACTTCGGCGGCGGGAAGTTTGGCGGAACCTACCCCGTGTATTTGTCGCTGCAGAACCCGAAGCAACTAGACGGCCAGCGCATCAAGTGGCTGTCGTTTGAGAAGGGCGACCCGCAACGCGAAAGGCTTGTTGCGGAACTTGTTGCCGGTGGACATGACGGGGCTTACTCAACTGACGCGTCTGGCGGAGTTGCCGGAACGGAGTATGTTGTTTTGCGGCAGGAGCAGATCAAATCCGCCATCGGCAACAACGGCCAGTTCGACCCCGCGAACCCGAACATCAACTTCTCCCGCGGTAACGGCGCCGGCATGGCCCTGCGCGATCTGTCGGCCGTCGCCGATCGTGTCGCCCGGCGCTTAAAGAATCTGCCCAAGGTGCATGTGCTGGAATCGCCGGCCGCGCTGTCGAGCAAAGACCCGAGCCAGAAGTCGCTGCGTGACTTCATCCGCAAGGCCGGCGCCTGGGAGGATGTCGAAGGCGCGACGCACGAAGGAGAGATTTACCTGTTCGCCTCCGGCCTGGCCGACGAGGCGCGCGCCGAGCATGTGCTGGCAGTTCACGAGGTGACGCACTACGGCCTGCGCGGCGTGGTAGGAAAGTCGCTGGATGCGGCGCTGCAGGATGTGTGGGCGATCAATGCCAAGGTGCGCAAGGCGGCCGCTGCTGTCCGCGAGCGCAACGGCCTGACCTCGAACATCGAGGCGGTTGAGGAAGTGCTGGCCGACATGACGCCGGGCGAACTGGTCAAGCTGGTTGGTTGGCGCCGCGTCGTCAAGGCGATGCGCGACTGGCTGGCGCGTGCCGGGTTCGATCGACTGGCCGCCCGCTTCGACGGTTGGATGAAATCCGGCCTGGGCGAGCAGGAACTGGCCGACCTGATGGTAGCCGATCTGGTGACGGCCGCCCGGGAGTGGGTGCGCTCCGGCAAGGGAAAGCCCTACATGGACGGAACCGTGCTGGCTGATGGTTCGCTGGCCGAGGATGCGGCAGCACAGGAGAAGTGGCTGACGCGCGAAGCTAAGGAGCGTCGCTACGCCTCGGTCGACGAAATGGCCGAGAAGAACCCCAAGGCGTTCGAGAATCTGGCGAAGCTGTGGCGGGATAAACATCCTGCGGATGGTGCTTTGCTGTCGCGCGGACTACAATCGAAATATGAAATACCCGACCAACCACCAGTCGACCGCGTTATCGACGGGGCCGAACTCCAAGCCCTACGCCGCGCTGCGGCTGGCGTGGAGCGCCCCGGCGCCGGCATCACCTTCCGAATCAGAGAAGACGGAACCGCCATCGCTACCGGGCCAAAAGGAACGCGAGTTCCTGAGCGGTATATCCGATTTGCCGACGATCATAGACTGAAGTTCGAGGCGCGGCGCCTGCCGGTTGGCTCCGGAACGAAAGCGCCGGCCATGCCGACCGCCTACCGCGAAAGCGGCGCTCTGTACTTTGGAGAGGTGGCGAGCGCCAGATTCTCGATTGATCGCACCGGAAAAACGCGGTTCTCCCGCAGTTCGCAAACTGCGAACCAGACCACGGCCGCCCAGCGCGCCGAGGAAATCATCAGCAAGCCATCTGCCACCTGGCGCCCGCTCGATGCGGTGATGCGCACGCTATCGACCACGGTTCGCCTAGACCGCCTGACCGGTGCCGTCTATGACCGCGCCGCGCACCTGATCGACCGCATCACGCCGGAGAACATCAAAGCCGGCGTCGTCTCCGACTACGGCATTCCCGAGGCGGTGCTCGACCAGCGCACGGCGATGCAGGGTCGCATGCGGGTACAGATGCGCAAGTCCGGCGAGTTGATCGACAAGCTGGCAACACTGACGCGCGCCGAGAGCCGCGTCGCCTACGAGTGGATGAACAATGCCGACCCGCAGGCACAAGCCTACTTCGAGTCACAACTGCCGCCCGAATCGCTCAAGGTCATGGAAGAGGTCAAGGCCATGATCGACATGCTATCGCAGGAGGCGGTCGCGCTCGGGCAACTGGATCCGGAGGCGTTCAAGCGCAACCGCTTCGAGTACCTGCGCCGCAGCTACATCAAGCACACCACGGAACTGACCAAGGGCGAGACGCGGAGCCGCCAGCGCGCTATTTCCATCATGGGCGACCAGTACAAGGGCCGGGGCATGGCCGATGCGGTCGACATGGCCAAGTTCAAGAATGTGGCGCCGGAGTGGTGGGGCCGCAAGTTGAAAGAAGGCCAGGCCGACAAGGGGCTCAAAGGCGAGAAGTTCATCCGCCTGGAGCGCCGCGCACCGGTGGGCGAGGGCGTCATGGAACTGGCGCCGGCCGCCGGCCCGGGCGAAACCAATCCGCAGAAGAAGGGCAAGCTGTTGGAGGTGGCCTACTGGCCGGCGGGTGAGGCGCTGCCGGCAAAGTATTCGACCTGGGAGCAGTCCGGCACCTGGGAGGTGCGCGACACGAAGGGCGGCAAGCTGATCGTCTGGCGCGACTTCACCAAGCAGGAGCGCGTCGCCATGGGTGAAATCGACGAAGCGCGCTATGCCATCGCCAAGACGCTGCACGGCATGATTCACGACGTTGAAACTGGCCGCTATCTGGAATGGGTTGCACAGACCTACGCCAAGAAGCCGGGCGAGGCGATCGACGGCGAGATTGTCGAAGCCTCGGAGCGCATGCGCGATGTCTTCAAGCCGGGCGAGTGGGTACAGGTTCCGGAAACCAAGATCGCCGGAACCAGCGTGACCAAGTACGGGCTGCTGGCCGGCCGCTATCTGCCTGGGCCGATCTGGAACGACGTGCGGCAGACGGTCGGCTTTCGGTTCAAGCCGCTCGGTGAAACGTACGCCGCTATTCTGGGCGCGTGGAAGACCTCGAAAACAGCCCTGTCGCCTGCCGTGCATACCAACAACGTGATGGCGAACTTCGTGATGGCCGATTGGCACGATGTCACATCCGGGCACATCTTGAAGGCGCTGCGCATCATCCTTGGCGCCAGCCAGCGCGAAGGCAAGGGCATCATCGGGCGCACCGGCAACGCCGTATCTCGGGCTGGTATTGTCGATGCCGAAGCGGCGCGCGAAGTAATCAACCGTTTCCTTGAATCCGGCGCCAACCTGGGCAGTTGGGTGACGGCCGAGCTGCAGAAGGAGCAACTTGAGCCGCTGTTGAAGGCGCTGGAGAATGAAGTCGGCACGGTCGGCCAGACGATGACCGGCCAGGTTGGCGTCATGGTGGCGCTGCAGAAGGCGCTGCAATTGCGCTTCCCGTCAGCCTGGGATGCGTTCAAGCCGACCACGGCTGGCAAGGCGCTGACGACGGAGGCCGGCAACCTGATCGACCTCTACGAAGCCGAGGATCAAGTTTTCCGTCTGGCGGCCTGGTTGCGCGCCAAGGAAGATGGCGCATCTGATCAGGTCGCCGGCAAGGCGGCCCGCCGCTCGTTCCTTGACTACCACATCAACGCGCCGTGGATCCAGGCGCTGCGCAACACGGCCCTGCCGTTCGTGTCATTCACCTACCGCGCCGTGCCGATGCTGCTGCATACGGTGGCCAGGAAGCCGCATAAGGTCATGAAGTTGGCACTGGTGGCCGCGGCGCTCAACGCGCTGGGCTACATGCTGTCGGGCGGCGACGAGGACGACGAGCGCCGGCTGCTGCCGGAAGAGAAGTCCGGGTCGATCTGGGGGGTCGTGCCGAAGCTGATCCGCATGCCGTGGAATGACCAGCATGGATCTCCGGTATTCCTCGACATCCGGCGCTTCGTTCCGGTCGGCGACATCTTCGATACCGGACAGAATCACGCGGCCATTCCGATCCTGCCGTTTGCCGTGCCTGGCGGGCCGCTGGCATTGTTGTCAGAGTTGGTGTCGAACAGGAGCCAGTTCACCGGCCGGGCAATCACGCTGGAAACCGATACGCCGGTCGAACAGGTGTCCAAAGTGGCCGACCATCTCTACAAAGCGTTCGCGCCGAACATCGTTGTCCTGCCTGGAACGCATGCCTGGACGGGCATAGCGAATGCCAGCAGCGGGCGCACCGACGCATTTGGCCGCGAGCAGTCTCCGGTGCAGGCAACGGCTTCGGCGTTCGGTGTGAAGGTGGCTAGCTACCCGCAAGATGTGCTGGAGGTGAATGCAAAGCGCGCCGCGCAGGCGAAGAACATGGAGATTGAGCGCAACATCGAGCAACTGAAGCGCGAATACCGACTCAACGGGATCAATGATGAAGAGTTCAGGCGTCGCGTCGAGGTGCAGAAGGCGAAGAAGATGCGGGTTGTTGAAGATTTGCAGAAGCGGATGGGGGGCGGGTAGCTGCTTGCCCGGTGCCTTTTCAATCGGTATAGTCGCGCACTTGCATAGGGGTTCCCTGCGGGAGTTTTGCGGGGAATCGCTGCCGTCAGTTGATGTCTGTTGCAGCTTATTTGTTTTGGTGATGCGCCGGGCGTAGCCAAAAAATTAATTAAATCAAATGGTTAGTTTTGTATCCGTGCATGGGGTGCAAGGGGTCGCGAGTTCGAATCCCGCCGCCCCGACCAAAATCAATGACTTACGTGGCCTCTTTGGAGGCCATTTTTTTATTGCGGGACTTTTGCGGGACTTTAGTCATGCAACCTTCCTTCGCAATATGGTCAAGGTCGGGGTTTTGTTATCCGTCGTTGAAACCCTATTTGCTGCCCCAATCAGCGCCGCCAGTTCCGCCCCTGAATAGTGGGTCGTTACGCTGCCCGACTTGTGGCCGAGTAGGGCTTGCCGATCTTCGAATGAAACGTCTGCAGCCTTCAACCTTCTCCCGAAGGTATGTTTCAGATCGTGCACGCGAACGGTAGCGAATCCCGGGTGCGGTTCATTCCCGTATTCATCTTTCCACGCCACGGCGGCGCGCTTTCGAGCAGACCGCCAGGCCGTATCATTCATGCGATGCAGAGCCCGACCTTCATACGGGAAAACGATGTGTTTCGCTTCGTTCTCGTCGTCGTCAAGCAATAGGCGCTGCCGATCGATGATCGATTTAGCTACGTCGTTCAGTATGATTACGCGCTCATCCCTGTTCTTTACCCCGGCATTATCATGGCGACCGCCGAATTCTGGCGGAACGATGAAGACGCTTGTGTTCAGTTCAGGGACTTCGATCTCCCAATCCCAGGACAGTTTGCAAACCTCCTGCTCACGAACGCCGGTATTGACCTTGAACAGCGCCATTCTGTGCAGATGATCAGGTAGCTCCTTGAAGAAAATGCGCTGCTCATCCCATGAAATCGGGTATGGCGAGCGCTTCGTCTTTCGCTCGTCCAGCATTGAGATGGACGGAACAACGTCGAGCCATGGGCGCTTTTTGTCGTCGCGCCATTTCCTGTTGCACAGATGAAGAATCCGCACCACGCGCTGCAGGGCAATATTGATTGTCCGGTGCGAGTTCGGCTTCTTCTTCCGTCCGCTCTTCAGTTTGCCGCCGCCTTTTTTCATCCACTCAACGAAGGGCGCCAGAGCGTCATCATCAATATGGGTAAGCGGGGTTTCACCAATGAACGGATCCAGCTGCTCAAGATAGGTTGCCGTGAGTTCGATCGAAGGCTGATCGGCAAAATCCTGAAGGTATTTAGTTGCAGCATCCCGCCACGTTCTGACTTGGCGCACACCGTAGGTCGACTGCTGGCGACGTTCCTCAAGCAGATGAATCAGGTATTTTTCCGCTTCTTCGCGCGAACCTGTTCCAGTGCTTCCGAGAAGGCGTTCGCCTTGGAAGACTTTGTCGATGTGCCAAATGCCATTACGTTCGTAGAGGCCGCTGATGCTTTTGCGTGCCATGTGTGATTACCTCCGTTCTGTTCATGGCGACGCCCGGTGCGGCGCTGATTTTGCGACCGCATGGTGTCTTTTGCAATAGCGTTTTCTTCCATGAATTTGTCTGCCCACTGGTCAAGCTCTTCTCGGTCGAAGGCGATACCTTGAACGCCTATCACGACTTCGCGGACATTTGGCCTGACGATCTGGTTGAAAGCGCGCTCGGACATGCCGAGGTAGTCCGGCGCTTTACTCATGCGCAGGAATCTAGGGGTCATGCCGCTTCTTTCAAGCCGAGATTTTCCATCGCGATTTCGATCTGCGTTGTCTTGGTAGCATCCATGACCTGCTGCCAGGTACATTTGATCATCCTGTCCTCGATTTTCTTGAGGACGCGCTTGGCGGCCATGACCTTCTTAGCTGACATCAGCTTGCCATTCATCAGGTCAGAACTTACCCAGCGCAGCGGATCCAATTCGACATCCGGAAGAAGTCGCTCCATAGCTGCGACGAAGCCGTTGATGCAGGCGTGCGTTGCTTCCCATTCATCCTTGTGGGCCAGGCGAGTGATCGGCACATCGTTGGCGTCGACATCGGTTTCTCCGGTGACGATCTGGTTGAATGCCTTCGTGATGGGTGCCATGAATGACTGCACGCGGCGGCGCTCCAGCGGCTTGTTCTTACCGGCCTGGTAGCGTGCAACGGCTGCCAGGTGATGCCGGTGGGCGCGGGATAGGCTCATGCTTCATCTCCTGCAATGTCGTAAAGCTCAGAGACAACGCGCCTGATGCGCTTTGCTTCTGCGGCAACTTCGGGTTCTGGGATGATCTTGTAGTCGGGCGGCAGGCCGTGCGATCTGCGCAGTTCGAGCGCTATTCCATCAAGCATGGCGGCAGCGTCGGCAATGGTTTCGCGTTGGGCTTGGCTCATTTCTCATCCATCTGAGTCGACGCGCCTTTTTCAAGATCCCACAACGGAAGCCGGGCTTGGCACTCGTCCACGATCACCCGGCCGAGGGCCATCAGGTGGTGCTCGTCTGACATATCAGGTCGGGTGTCCGGGGTGGAAAGGTCTGCGATGTAGCCCCGGATGATCTCCAGCAGGCGCCGGTCTGGAACGATAGGTGTCATTTATCAGTCCTCCGCGCTGCGTAGAGTTCTGTTCCTTCGGCTGGCTGATCTTGGTGCCACACGATGATCGCCATATCCCTCAGCGACCCGGTGTGCTTCGTAACCACGCCGGTAGGCTTCGCATCACAAATCACCAGCCCTTCGACTAGCTTGCTGTCGTTGATGGCGGCGAGGGCTTCTTGTGCTTCGTGGTAGTCATCCATGCTGACCATTTGTGCAGTATATTCATCGGCGTCACTGCATTCTTCATGTGAGTCAATGAACTTTTCAAGCGCCTCTTTCGCCAGTAGGAGCAGCTTGTCTTTCTCGGCAAGCTGATCCTCCAGTTCGGCGACGCGAGCGCGGAGGGCTTTCATTTCATCGCACATCTGTGCGAAGTCAGAGCCACTGATGTTTGCTTGGTCTTGCGGGTCGTAGTCGAAGCTCATACTATTTCACCTCCACTAGTTCTCGGGCCATATTTCGCAGTTGGTCAGCAAGCTCTTTGCGCTCGGTGTAGTTCATGGGGCCAAAATCGATCCGCTTACCGCCTGTGATAACTTGAATCTTTACCTCTTTGGTTCCAGAGGCAGAGAAGCCATAATCCTCAACCTTGATCTTCATCACTTGATCTCCAATTCGGGTTCCCACTCTCCGGACTCACGGGCTTTTGCTGCGCACTCCAGCGGGACGTTGTGTTCTCTGCAAAAGCAATAGACCATGCGTATCAATGTTGCATCACGCTTGCGGTCACGGGCTTTGAGGGCGTCGGCGGTTGAACGCAGTGGCGAGCCTGTCACACCAGCCTCAGCACAAAACCGCAATACTGTTACGGCCCACTCCTCTTTGCGACTTCTTGCTGCAAAGAGTCTAGCGTTCTCAAGTGCCTTCCGCATCTGCTCGATCACCAGTTGGTGCGCGGCGAGTTCTTCTCGCAGGCGCTTGTTCTTATCTTGTAGCCCGATGATGTAGGCAACACCTTCGTTGGTGGTTTCACTCATCGCTCACCTCGCCAGTCTTGTCGTGTGCCGGAAAGCGTTGCCAACTGGGGGAGTCCAAAACGTACCCCGGCAATCTCCACACAAGCGCCCCAGATTCTTTGTGACGCCAGCACTCGCTGATCACGACCTTGGTTTTCGGCTGCGGCGGGCGACCACGGAATTGACCATCTGCATACCAGAATCGCCCGCCCCATTTCTCCCATCCGTGCCGCAAAACCAGAATCTCAATCTCCCACCCCTCGGCAGCGCGGTCGAAGGCTTCCTTGCCGGTTTTCAGTTCTATCCAATCGGTAGTCATGCCGCGCTTCCTTTATCTTCATTGGGCTCAATCAAGTATTCGCACTCAAAGGCAATAATCGGCGGCGGTGAAATGTGCCACTGACCGAACGGATTGCCTGGAGAGGTGCGGCGCAAGCAGGTTTCGCAGCCTTCTCGCCACCCTTCTTCGTCGCTTCCTGAACCAGCGCAGCGGGCTATGTCATAGGGGAGGCTCATGCTGCACCGCCTTTCACACGCTTGAATTCGATTACCCACACCCATGGGTTTGCTTCCCATGATCCGGGGCCGTTGATGGACTCCCAAAGTTTCCTGTATAGGCCAACTGAATCAACAAGCCGGCCACCGCAGTTTCCACAGGATCGGACAAAATCCAATGGTATTTCACATTGGCACGCCCGCCCGTCATAGACACCTTCGGCTAGTGCGTCGGCTTCGCTGATGTCCTGCAGCCGCTCGACGCGGACGCCGGTGATCTCAAGACTGATGCGGCTGGCCCAGCGGGGCATGTGAATTGACGGAACTAAACGGCATTCGGCGCGGCCAGAATTCTTCATGCCGTAGCACGCAAGTTCGCCCCACCTTTCTGCCGCTTGCTCTGTGTTCTCGATTGAAACAAATGCGTCGTCCGCAAGGTAGCGAACACCGTCAAGGCCGCTTGGCAACTCGTCTGCGCGGCACGTTTCGCGCACCCAAATCAGGTCGCCGGGCTGGCCGTAGGGGCATGGATACCAATGATCTTGTGCGTCCTCTGTCTCTCGCCACGGCCATAGCGTTCCATCATCGCGCTCTTCGATGCTGTGATAGTTCGTTGTGCGCTTGTTGAACACTTTGCGCCGCGTCTGAGTCTTCCGGCCTTCGAGGATGGCTCGAACCATCGGGGCGCTGAACAAAATAGGCCGTTCCTTTACTCCATCCACGACACGCACCCCTCTGTTTCGCACTTTCCGTGAACATGGCCGTTGTACGCCGACTGGCCCAAGTGCAGCCGGCCTTTGCACACCGGGCATTCGACGACCTCATGGCGGTCAGTGGCAGGCTTCGGTTTCACACGCCATGCACCGGCAACCTTGATTGCTTCCATCGATCGCTGTAGCCACCGATCGCTTTCTTCGCGGTCGGCCCGAACTTCATCCCTTGTCGGTTCCTGGTACAGCGGACATGGCTTCGCTTTGTCGGTACCTGGGAATGGTTTGGTTTCCGCCGGTGCTTCACCGGGTTTCAGGTAGGTTCCACCGCGCGCCGACTTGTGCAGCAACTGGATGCACGGCTTTGGCCCATTCGGCCACATCACTTGATAGGACACTCCGCGCTTGCACATGGTGTTTTGCACGCCGTTGAAGTGCTTGCAGGTTCCATCTCTCATGCTTCTCCCCATTCCGACTCAACCGCCTCGCCGAGAGAGCCGGCCGGGTAGAAGACGATGGCCGGGGCGGTGGTTTGTGTCTCTTCGGTGATAGTCAAACTGGCTTGTGTCTCAGATTCAGCGTTTTGTGAGAGACAAGCGCCTTTCACGCTGGCGATGGCCGACTCGGAATTAGCGAGCGTTACAACATCAAGAAAACCGATTCCGACTTCGTTCAGCATTACCTGCTGGCAGTGCTTTACATCAGCGACTTGTTTCTCAAGCGCCGCCAGCAGATCTTCGCGCTGCTTTGTTACGTGATTTACCATGTGATCTCGACCAAATCCGCCGAATGCTCCGACAGCCGTCAATATTTGGTCAGGTATTCCAGCGCAGGCATTCACGCAGTCGACGATTCGGCGGGCGTT